ATGAGCGGGCCCGAGGTTCGCGCAGGCGATCATTTCCGCTCTGAAGGCGTCAGCATGTACACGCAGTACAGCAATGACAGCCGGGGCGACCCTACTGTCGAAGCGTGGCTGTTCACCCAATGTGAGGAGGACGGTTGCGAAGGGTATGGCTGGCTTGAGATCGACGTTCACGAGATCGTCGAGACCGAGCGGTCCGGAACGTTGGCTGTCTATTACCGCCAGTGGTTCAATCCGGAGGGTGAGCGCCTTTGGAGCCGCAAGCGCGTCATCGGCAATCTCGCCAGTCTCCGCGCTGTGATCCAACGCCGCAAGATGCGCCGCCGCGCTGCCGAGATGATGGAGGCCGAGCAGGTGGCGGGCGACGCGGAACCCGTCGTCATCCATCGCCAGAGCGCGGGGCAGGTGGCCGAGGCGAGCGCCGACTGGCCGGTCCAGCGGGAGGGCTGCTGATGTACCAGCCAGACCTTTTTGGGCCCTGCAAGCTCGTCAGGGATATTCGCCGGTATGTGCGCGGTGAAGGCCCCGAGCCAATCAAGAGCTGTTCCTGCGCGTCGCCATGCTGGTGGCGCAATGGGTCGTGCCGCCAGAAGCCCGCATGACCGGCCGCTTCTCCATAGCCGCCGACGGCACGATTACAGAGCGGCCCGCCACCCCCGCCGAGGAGCGCGAGATCAACCTGCACTGCGCGCGGGTCTATCTCCGCGAGGCTAGGATTCGCCGCGCTTCGCAACCGAAGTTCGCTGCAACGCTGGTGGAGTGGGCTGCCAATGCCCGTCGCCGGGCCGCGGCGATCGATGTTCGGCCCGCGCAGATGGACATGTTCGCATGAGCCGCCGTCGCCCCGGCTGGGAAGACGAGGTTCCCATGGAGGACATGGAGGTCGGTGCGCTGCGCATGCTGTCGTGGTGGAAGTCGTGGGAGGAGCCCGCGCCGGACGTCTCTGATGTGCTCGTCGGCCGGCTACCGGACGCGCGTCATCTGATCGCGATCTGGGAACCCCTGCGCACGAAGGCACCGAACCCGGCGCGCTGCCTGCCATTCTGCTGCTATTCGCGGACGGTCATTTTCTACCATCGACCCTACATCAAAGCGCCGCCGCACCCCTACCATCGTGGCGGGCGGGATTATGGCTGGACGCAAGGTGGATTTGCCGACTTCGATCAAATCGAAACGCGGCTGGGCAGCGGCGACATCGTCGAGTTCGACGGCGATCGCTTCGAGGTCGGCGGCGGGCATGTCTGCTGGTCGAAATCGAGGCAGTTCGGCCACAAGCGTTGGTGGATGCGGTTCTGGGCGCGGCGGCAGGCCGAGGTGGCGCGGATCGGGGAGCGCGCGGCATGAGCGGCTCCATCCCCCTCCTATGCCCATCGCCATCCGGCCGCGAGGAGAAGAAGATCCGCGCCGGCGCCGCGAACGTCGCGCACCGCGTCGTCCATGCGATCGCCGCTGACCTCCGCCACCGCGACCTGATCGAGGAGGTCTATCTCGCCGGTCTCTGGCACGGTGCGAACACGATCCTGCGGTCGGCTGAGCGGCTGGGGATCGACCCGGACACGCTGATGAAGCTACCGGAACCCAAGCGCGAGGTGGATCGGATCGACGTCACCGCGCCGGCGGTCCGTCGGCGTGCGCGGCCGAGGAAGGCGGACGCATGACGCCCTTCTTCTCCCGCACCGGCACGAAGCGCAACCTTGACGCTGCGCGCGAAGCCGGCTGGGGCATCCTCGTCTCGGCGAGCGGCGTCTGGCGCGACGAGGGGTTCGATCTCATCGGCGCTGACAACGGCCAATGGACCGAGCGGGACGATCCGCTACCGTTCAAGCGAGACCGCTTCCTCCGCTTCGTCGACTGGCTCGGTGATCGCGCTCTATGGCTGGCGCTGCCCGATGTTCCCTTTCGAGGTCTGGAGAGCCTGGACCTGACGCTGCAATGGCTGCCGGAGATGCGGGGGCATCCGTCGATTCTGCTGATCGTTGTGCAGGATGGGATGACGCCCGCTATGATCGCTCCCTTCCTCGGCCCGCGCGTCGGGATCTTCGTTGGCGGCACCGATGAATGGAAAGAGGCGACCCTTCCGCTCTGGGGCGCGCTGGCCCGCGAGGCTGGTTGCTATCTCCACGTAGGCCGGGTGAACAGCGCTCGGCGGATATTCCTGTGCGGGGCGGAGGAAGCCGACTCTTTCGACGGGACCAGCGTGACGCAATTCGCCGATACGCTGCCGATGCTCGACCAGGCGCGTCAGCATGTCGACCTCGCGACCAAGTGGCGGGATCGGCCCAGCGAAAGGACGCCTGCCGGGTTTGCCCGCCGCTGTCGCGAAATCGTGGCGACCATGCCAGGCCATCCAGCTCATAGGGCGCTCGATCTGCTGACCAACGACATCCTGCGCGATCTCGGCTTCGGCGCGGGTATCGAGATATTCGAGGCCGCGGTGCGCGATTGGCATCGCCGAGGACAGCCGTACCCGATCCCGACGGAGCCTCATTGGATCGATTGCGAACGGGTGCTGGCGGGCATGGAGCGCAGGCGATGACCCGCCTCGACATGACCGAGATCAACAAGATGTTCGGGTGGGAAGGGTGAGCGTGATCCTCCTTGCCCTGATCAGCTTCGTGCAGGTCTTCGCGCTCGGCTTCCAGAGCCGGAACGTGAACCACGGAAACTATGGCTGGGCCGCAGCCACCAGCTTCTTCATCGGTCTGAGCCAGGCGGCCGTCTGGCGTCGAGTGACATCGCCCGGTGCCGGAGAGATGGAGGCGATCGTTTACGCTTGCTCGGGCTCGGTCGCGATCGTCAGCGCGATGTGGGTGCATCAGCGATTTATCCGGCGAGAGCGCGCATGAAACGCCGCGGCACGCCGCAGATGCATCTCCCCTTCGCATGGGAAGGTGGCCGCCGGCTGCTCTGGGTCGACGGCGTGAATTCGGCCGTGATGGCGCACCTGATCCTGCTGGACGACCCCGATGCGATCCCGGTCCATTGTGATCTTGGCGACAGCGTCCACGAGGACAGCCACCGTTTCATCAACGACCTGGAAGGCTGGTACGGAAAGCCGATCATCCGCATCCGCAGCGAGACCTATGCCAACATCGATGAGGTGTTCGAGCATCGGAAATATCTGTCGGGGATGAACGGCGCGCCCTGCACGGGCGAGATGAAATTCGTGCCCAGACTGAACTTCCAGCTTCCGAGTGACATCCATCATTGGGGCTATACCGCCGACAAACTGGATGCGGCGCGCTTCGATGGCATGGTGGCTGACTTCCCGTACCTGCTCCAGCGAGCGCCATTGATCGACATGGGCCTAACCAAGCGTGACACCCACGCGATCCTCAAGCAGCACGGCATCCGTCGTCCGTGGGTCTACGAAATCGGGATGCCCAACGGGAACTGCATCGGCTGTGTGAAGTCGAGCAGTCCCTATTATTGGGCGCTGATCCGCAAGTTCTTCCCGCTGGTGTTCGCTCGCCGCAACGACCAGTGCCGTCGGTTCGGTGCTCGCTTGGTCATCATCGGCCGGGAGAAGGGGCCGGATGGCAAGATGCTCAACATCCGCTGCTTCCCTGACGAGATACCGGCCGACTGGCCGACGAAGGTTCGTGGCGCGGATTTCGGCGGCTGCGGCTTCCATTGCTCGGCGGAGGCAGCATGACCACCCCCGCCGGCCAGGTCGGGTTCAGCCGGTGAAGGTCCGCGAGCGCGACCTGCGCCACGATGCCGACCCGGTGCGCTTCGGCGCTGCAATGACGGTGTGCGAGGGCTACGCGCCGGAATGCTCCCACAACGGCCGCTGCATGTGGGAGGGGCGGTGCTTCGCGTCACCGCCCAACCTGGTCGCTGCTCGGATGATTGAGAAGCTGCTTCCTGCCGATGGCCGCGTTGGGATGCACTATGCCTATCTGCAGCGGGTAGCCGAGATGCTGCGCGAGGACCGGGTCGTCCTGTGACCACCGCCCGCAACCGCCTCTCGACCCGCGGCATCGGCGCGGATAACAGGCTCGCCATGAGCTACCCCTACACCCCGGCCTACGTCGAGAGCATCCTGCGCAAGCTGAGCGACGAGCGGCTGGCCACGATCACGCCGGCCGATTTTCAGCGATATTGGGCGGTCAAGATCCTGCCGACGAAGATCGGGCAGGAACTGATCGACGCGGAGCGGGCGGCGCGGCGGATGAAGGGCTGATAGCTCCCTCCTTGACTCGTTTGTTCTCTCGATGTTCTAATTGTCCATCCCAACGCGAGTCGGGCGCGACGCCCGCATATGGACACGAACATGAGCACAGCAACGCTGGTGCGCACGCACCACGGCGCGAAGACGCGCGCCCGCGAAACCTATGAGACCGATCCGCAGGTCGAGACCCTGTATCGAGGCGACCTGGCCGGCGCGATCGCCGCGGCGCGGTCCCTCCCGGCACAGCAGCGCGCCAGCGCCCGGATCGAGACCGACGAGCATTTCTATGGGCCCGACCTGTTCGACACGATGACGGCCGAAAGCGTGCCGCTCGCCGATTACGACCTGATCGACGGCTCCAACATCATCCGCCTGGAGAAGGGCGCGCTCGAGCTCCTGCGCGGCGACCGCCACATGATGCCGCCGGCGTCGATCCTCAACGACCAGGTCGAGGTCATCACCGTCATCCTGCGCCACAAAAAGACGATCCAGGATGTGGAGGAGCTGGACGGCAAGCGCCTGATCCGGATCACAGCGGCCGACATCGAGGCGGCTTGATGGCATATGGGCAGTCGACGCGGGCCCGCGTTCTTCCCGGCCTGGACCCAGACCGTCGGCGCCATGAAGGCGACGCGCGACGCGAAGCCTGATCACTTTGGCGTCCGGGTTTCCTGCGATACCTGCCGGCAAGGTCGTGACGTGGATCTCGACGCGATCATCGCGCGCAAGGGACCTGACTTCTCGCTGGTGAACAGGCGGTCTCGGTGCCGCTTCACGCCGGGTTGTCGCGGATCTAATCGCTTCTTCTTCCAGCACGGCGTGATGCGCCCGCTGTGGACCCAGGAGCAGGTCGAGATCTGGATGCGGGCCGACGCGGCGCGACGATCGGCGGAGAAGCTTGGCCGGGAGAAGGTGGTGGCGCTGCTGCGCGGTCGCGACTTCCGGCTCGACCCGCCGCCGCGCGGGATCGACCAGTTGCTATGGGCGGTCGCCACCGATGAGGAGCGGTGGGAGCTGATCAGGAGGGCGAGGGGATGGGCATGACGAACTGCCAGCCTATGGAAACCATGCCGCGAGACCGGTGCGATGGCCGGGTGGTGCTGATCCAGACCCGCAGCGCCGTCCACCGCGCGCGTTTCTTTCCCCGCAGTGGGGAATGGTGCGAGGTGGTGACGGGCGGCCAGATCCTCGGGGCGGTGGGCTGGGCGGACGAACAATTCGACATGCCATCCCGCCTCTAGCCATTGCTGCGTCGCGAGACTATGACCCGCCTGTGCTCAAGCGGAAGCTCACCCAGTTCGAGCGCCAGCAGAGGCGGCGACGCACTATTCAGATGTGCTGTGCGTTTGGCCTGAGCATGGCTTTGGTTCTCTTCTTCATCTGGTTCTTTACCGGTGGTGGAATCAATGCGCTAATATCTTCTATCAAATAAGCAAAGGGTGGGAGGTGTGATGAAGCGCTTCGCGTGGTGGACGGTAATCGGCGCAGTCGCACTGATTGTCGGTTATGTTTGGGGCGTGGCGACGGTCACATACCGGGTGTTCCCCTATACTATTATCAAGTCGAGCTCGGGCATCAGCCCGGCCCAACGTCCGCTTCAGATCGCCATCACCAAATTCCATGCTGCGCACCCCCGCAAAGCTGATATCGTATTCATTGGCGACAGCATCTTCGGCATGATCCCCTGGAATGATGTCTTTCCAGAAAGAAGCGTGGCAATTCGTGCCATCGGCGGATCGACCTCTGGGCAAACCTTGGCGCGCATCGATTCAGTAATTGCGACGCAGGCGCCCATAGCAGTGATGTTGATCGGAACCAACGATGCCGCTCAGGGCATTGATCGTGACGAGACAATCAGGAACGTGACGGCGATCCGCAAGCGGCTGTCAGGTCGTCTGATCCTGATCTCAGTGCCGAGATGCACCGATCTTGACCCGCTATGTTCCGCGATGCTTCCAAGGATTGCCGAGCTTCATAAAGCCTACCCAACGCTCCCAGGTGTCGAATATGTGAAGCTGCCAGCGATGCGGGACAGCGATTTCTCCGACGGCATTCATCCCTCGGCTTCGGGAATGGAGAAGATCGTCGAGACGGTGAAGTCAGCGCTCTGAACAGCCGACGCGCCCTAGCGCTTGCTGGCCTCGGCCGCTGCCTTGTCGAGCCGATCCGACAGCGACAGGATACGGGTGTGGATCTGGTCGAGCAGCGGGTTGAGCTGGTCGAGTTGATCAGCCGAGAGCGCCGCCTTGCCCTCGTCGACGTTCCGGCGGACGACGGCGACGATATCGCCCACCGCGTCGATGATCGGCGCGGCGCCGGGGATCAGGCCCGAGGCGGTGACGATCTTCGCAGCACTCTGCGCCAGGCTCAGCAGGTCATCGAAGGTCATTGCCCGGCTCCCGTCGTCAGCGCTTGCAACTTGAAGGTCTGGTCGAGCGCCTGGGCGACGAGGGCCGCGCGCTGGGCCGCGTCCGTGGTCGCCTTCGCCTTGACCAGCAGGTCGGTGATCGTCGCGTTCAGGTCGCGGACCTTGGCGGCCGTCTCGCCCCTGATGACGCCGGCGTTGATCAGGTCGAACGCGAGCGTCGCGGCGCTCTCATAGCCGAGCTCGGCGAGGATCAGCCCGCGCGTGCCCTCGATCACGACCTTGTCGACCACCTGCTGGACCGGGGTGCTGCCCGGCGAGGTGGGATGGGGCGTGCAGGCGGCGAGCGCCAGCGCAGCGCAGATGATCAGGCGCTTCATGGATTGTCTCCAGTGTTTTCGGGCTTGGCTTCGATCGTCACCGTCGCCGACGCTTCCTGCGCGGCGCGGATCGTGCGGAAAGCCTCGGCTGTGTTCGCCGTCGCCTGGTCGTCGCGGGCATCGGCCCGGAACATCGCGCCGACGATCAGGCCGACGGGCGGGCCGAGCGTCAGCATCGCGTCGCGGATCAGGTCGAGATTCGCGGCCGGGACAGCCCGGCTCGCGAACCGCCAGACCATCCAGTAATAGCCGGCCAAGAAGGCGAAGCCGATGAACTGGCGGATATCGCGGACCGGACGCGCCGGCCTGTTGGCCCGCCGCTCGCCCATACGGTCGAGGAACTCGAGCAGGGTCATGCCTCACTCCCTAGGCTGGTCTTCTTCTCCATGACCGGCATGGGGATGTGCAGCTCGGGCGCGCCCACCGGCCAGCGGCACGCATAGGCGGCCGAGACGGGGAAAGGCGCGATCGAGACGCTGTCGCTCTGGTTGCCCCCCAGAGCGAGATAGTAGAGCCCGTCCTTGGTGATGCCGATGACTTGGGCGACATGGTTGCCGCCGTCTCGCGACTTGACGATGAACGCGCCTACCTGCGGCTTGCAGGCGATGCCCCACGTCGCCCAGGCGGCGGCCCGGGGGAAGTCCTTCGGATAGGAGAGGCCCGCCTTGTTCGCGCACCATGCAGCGAAGCCACCGCACCAGGGCCCATCATTGTCGTCCGTGGTCAGCCAGGGCGCCCCGAGCGCCTTCCACATCTCCTCCGTGATGAACGGATTGTGCTGCGGGCCCTTGAACTCGCGCTCGCCGAGCTTCGTCATGCCAGCGGCGGTCCAGGGCGGATAAGCGGCGCTCGCCGTGCCGAGCAGCGCCGCGATCGCCGCATTGAACCCGTCGACCTGCGCCTGCGTCAGCTTGCCGCCCATCATGGGACGCACGGCATCGAAGAACGCCTTATGGTTGAGCTCAGTCATCCGGCATGCCCTCCGAAAAGGAGGCGTCCGACCGCGAGCAGCAGGCCGCCGAAAGCCGTCACGATGAAGGCGGCCCCGGCGAAGAATCCGAGGCCGCGATCCTGCTTTCCGGTGATCCGGTCCAGCTTGACCGACACGTTGGCGAGGTCGTGCTTGACCGTGCGCATGTCGGCTTTCAGCTCGCCCACATCGCGCGCGATCTGCAGGTCGTTTTCGGTCATGGGGATCACGCCAACGCTGCGGGGCGCAGACCAGCGCCATGAGCCGCCGCCGGAACTGCCAACGACGCGCCACACACATCGTTGAACGCCTGGTTCATGTGGACATTGTCGATCATCTGCCCGCGCGCGACCGCGTAGCGGGCCGAATAGCCCATGAAGACATTGGGCTCCTCGGCGACGATCTCGGCCTGCGCGGCCTGCACGTCGGCCACCGCAGTTGCGTGCGAGTTGTCGGCGAAGGATCCGGTCTGCATCAGCACCACCGGCACATCATCGCCTGCGCCGACGGTCGCGCGGGCCCGGCTGATCAAGTCGAGCATCGCGGCCTTGAAGGTCGCTTTCGATACGTCGTTGATTGCGTCGTTGCTGCCCAGGATGATCGAGATCGAGCAGCCCGAGATGATCAGCTCGTCGGCCTGGATCGCTGTCAAGACCTTGCCCCAATCGGTGACGGCTTGGAGCCAGGCACCTCCGCCGCTCGCCCAGTGCGTCACCACCGTCGTTCCCCCTTCGCCGGAATTGGCGATGATCGCCCCGATGGTTCCGGTGGTTTCGCGAAGAAGCTGTTGGCCGAACGACACGAACATCGAGCCACGGCCCGGCGGCCCGGCGGAAGTGGTGCTATTGCCGGTCGGATCCTGAAGCTGCGCGAGGCTTTCGGTCGAACGGCGATAGCGATAGCCGGCGTCAGCAGGGATCACGATGGGGCTCAAGGTGGTCGGAACGCCCGCCGCGTGGCTTTCGCCCAGAACCCAATGAATGTGATAGGCGGCCACGGTACCGTCGCCGGTCAGGGCCGCGACAGCTTCCTGCATCGCCGTAAAGTCTGGGCCGGTGACGACCTGGGCGAGCAGCTCGAACCCATGAACGACGCGGATATTCGTCGTGGGCGTCGTATCTGTATAGTTATTGCCGATGCTGATCTGCGCGTTGGTGTACCACCATCCGCCTTCTTCGTCGGTGCCGGCGATGGCCGCGATGACGCCAGTGGGCGTGCAGCGGATGCCGACGAACTGGCCAGCCTCATATTCGACATCGAGGAACTCGGCCGCGCCTTCTCCGGCGCCGCTGACGGTGATCGTTCGCTCCTGGAGGATGGTGATCGTGTCGCCCGACTTGCTGGCGATCTGGACGCGGATGGTGCCCGCCAGGTTGGCCCGGTACCGGTAGCGGATGCCGCGACCGTCCTGCGCGATCGGCTTGACGAAGGTGTAGGTTCCACCCGATCCGTTCGACGCCGTCGGCAGGGTGCCGGTGAACCCGATAGTCTGGACGGTGTCGAGCAGCGTGTCGCCGACCTCCGCCGCCTGCTCGGCTGCGGCCTGAGCCGCGTCGACATATGGCTGCCCGAGGCTCTCCATGATGTCGTGCAGCGCGCCGGTGTTCGTCCAGGAGCCGGACCCGCTGGCGCCGACCTTGACGTAGAGATCGTTGTTGGCGGCGGTGCCGTCGCCATAGACGAGCGCGACGGTGTTCGCGTCGTGGGCGAGATCGGCGTCAAGGTTGGACTTGGTGTCCTTGATGACGCCGATCATTGCGCCAAGGCCGATGTTGCCGAGGGCCTGGTCGATCATGGGGCCGATGGCGCGGATCAGCGCCTTTTCGGGTTCATATGGCCCCGAACTTGGCACCCCATCGATCACGTAATTGCGCCATGCGGCGTTAAACCCGTCGGCGATGCTGCTCATATAGCCTCCGAATGAGGCTCGCAGATTATGAAGCGCGCGCTCAGGCGATTACCGCCGTCAAGTCACCGTCACCATCTCGGGCCCGGTCGGCGTTGAACCAGCCCCAGAGGCGTTGAATGAGCGGGTCCAGTAGTAATAGGTCCCCGCTGCAACCGTGTCGGTGAACGGCTGGGTAGCGCCTAGCGCGCCGGTGATATCACCCGAGACGTCCACCGCGGATCCGAATGAGGACGTTGTTCCCCTATAGAGCTTGCTGTGGTCAAAGTTGCTGCTGGACGAGTTGCGCCACGACCCCGTTGCCTCCCCGACTCCGCCCGTCGCGGTGAAATCCGTATTGGGGCTGGGGGCTATGTCAGCCGTCGAAGTGCTTACCGTCTCGGTGTCGGACCAAGGCGAGTTGCGCCCGTCGCCAACCTGATACTGGACCTGAACCTCGATCGTATTGTCCGCCGCCACGAACTCGGTCAGGATCTCGACGCCGCCGATCGACGGGTCGATGTCCGTGTATTCCCGCTCATCCCACGTCACCTCACCGCTGGGGCGCGTGCGAACGAACCAGATCAGATCGACGCGCAGCGGGCCGTCGATCACGAGCTGGATGCGCGTGCCAGTCGTATTCGAACCGCTGTCCTGCGAGGTGACGCGCGTGGCCGAGGTAATCGTCGGCTTCACGAGAGCGGAAGGGGTAACGCTCTCCTCGACCGGTGCTGGATCGCCTTCCTCGGTTTCCGGGTCCCAATCATCGACCGCAGGATCGGCCAGAACCCAATCGAAGGTGACGCCGAACAGCAGGTTGCGCGTCAGGCGGACGACCTCGACGGGCCCCGAATAGAATATGGTGCCGGCCTCTTCGAGGTGAACGTTCACGAAGCGCTCACCCCGAACGGCGAGACCCGCGTTGTTGGTGGTGATCGTGCCGCGCTTGGGCGCGCGAGCTCGCATCATCGTGCGCTTTGCAAGGCGCCGTGCCTGTCCATGGCTTGGCACCTGGTTGGCTAGACCGCTCGACTTGATCGCGCCGGCGGCCTCGATCGCCGCGGTGTCTTGCCATGGCGTGGTGTCGACCGTGCTGTACTGATGCTCGGATGAGACATAGGAGACCGCATATTCGTTGAACTCGGTCTCGTCGTCGATGCCATCGGTGACGGTGAACGACAGTATCTCATCCGGTCCGAGCGATACCGTCGGTTCGTAATAGCGCCCGGAATACACGATCAGAGCCCCGTCAGCGCGAGCCGCAAGCCAGCCATCGAAGCACGCGGTCAGCGCCGCAATGACCTCCTTGTGGGGCGATGTCAGTTCGTGGGCGACGCATGACCGATAGCGCGGTTCGGTGCCCCCGGCCTTCAAGACCACATCGGAATCGGCATCATCGGCGGCAGTGGTCCAATAGGTCACCGTGGGGGCGAAATAGCGGTCCCAGGCGGCCTGCAGGTTGGGGCCGCTTGGATATACCTCACCCGGCTCGCGCTTCGCCTTCTCCCGCACCAGCTTGTAATGCGCCGTCTGAAGAACCGCATTCTCGGTCCACGTCCATGTCGAGGGATCATCGACCGATTGGCCCTCGTCACGCCAGTCGAAGCATTTCTGCCAGCGCGCGGCGATCCCAACGGCGGGGGGAAGGCCGGTTGGGTAGACGTCCTGGAAGTCCTTGGCCTTCACGGCTTCGAAGGTCGCGCCAACGATCACGACGCCGTCGCCCCGGTGGCTGTCGTCCCAGGCCGGGATCAGGCTTCCGATCGCCGACAGCCACGTACCCGGCGTCTCGCCGAGCGTGGCGTATATCTTGACCTTCCCGTCCTTGTAGCGGCCGTCCGTGCCCTCCTGGACGGTGTTCCCGACCAGCGTGACGAGATCGTCGCCGAGATAATATTGCTCGATCGCGTCGATCGGTCCGTCGTGGATAGCGTAGACGTCGACCGCCGTTCCCGCGCCGATCGTCGAGAAGCCGGCGTCGTAGCCTTCCGATGTCTCGAAGAGGATGTAGGTCCCGAACAGCTTGGAGCGGCCGTAGCCGGCGACGCGGGGAGGGATAGGTATGCGCTTTGCCGTATCCGCCGTTTCAGGCTTGGGAGCCTTCGGCCCTAGACCAATAAGTCCTGCCGTTGATTGAAGCGCTACCGTGGTGGCCGTCACGCCGAGCGCGGTGATAACACCTGCCGCTGCTGTGGCGCCTGCGGTTGCGACACCAGGAAGCGCCGCGAATGCAGCCGCCGTACCGAACGAGACAACCGCCAGCGCGGCCGCGCCAGCGATGACCGCGATCGTTCCCAGCGTCTTGCCCATCAGGGCCTCCACAGGCGCAGGACGGCGCCGGGATCGAGCGAGACGAAGCCGAGACCGCGCGTCGCCGGCACGAAGGCCCAGCGGCGGCCGGTGAAGATCGCACCGGCCTGGTGACCGAGAAGTTCGACCACGCCGATGTCGCCGCATTCCGGCTCGCTGACCTCGCGGATGCCGGCGTCGTCCATGCCGACCTCGAACAGCAGGGCGAGATCCCCCGCGTCGCCGATCATGCGCTCGGCTTCCTCGTCGGTCAGATAGGTCCCGCGCCAACGCTGCATCGGATCCGGCCGGCCACAGGCGATCGCCCAATTGGCGGGGAGGGTGCAGCAGTCGTGGACGCCGGCCTGCCGCCGCGCGCCGAGCAGTTCCTCGAGATAAGGCCCCAGCATCATTTCGGACCGAACCGGCGGGATTTGCCCGCCACCATGCCGGCGACGTGCGAGAAGATGTTGTCGGTCGCCGAGCGACGCTTCTGGTCGGCGTCGGTGAAAAAGGCGATCGGTGCGCGCGAGCGTCCGGTGTCATCCGAGCCGACCGAAAGCGTGATCGAACGGACGCGCCCGGTCTGGCTGCCCTGGCTGGACACAGTGAGCGTGTCGCAGCGGAACTCGGCCTCCCAGGCGACCTCGATCACCTGCCATGCTTCGTCGAATGTCACGATACCGACATGGAGGGATGCGCCGCGGACGGACGCGGCATCCTCCACCGCCATCGCGATCGTCTCGGCCGACACGCCGCTCAGCGTAAACTCGATGCGCTCGGCGGTGCCGTTGATGAGTTGCTGGAAATCGGGAACGCTGATCAGCTCGCCAGCGCCGAGGTAGATCGCTTCCAACGGCTCTACGTCATCGGCCGGGATGAGGATGTCGCCCACGCCCTGCCAGAAACGGGCCGGATCCTCGCTGTCGATGCGGACGATGATCGACTGTCTCATGCCGGCTTCCGCATGTCTTCGACGAAGCTGATCGACGGCGCGCCATAGCGACCGACGTTGAGAGCATTTGAGGTGGGCTGGGCCCGGCGCATCACGCACCGAGGGTCATCGAACTCGACTCGGGTACCGGCGCTGACCGCCTCGCGTAGCGGTGGACGAAACTCGATCGTGGCGGAATCGATTGAGACGATATTGTAGGCCCGCCAGCCCCATGTCGGATGAGCGATGCTGAACCATTCGCCGCCGATCAGCGGCAGCACCGAAGCTCCCGTAATCGTCAAGCGGGTCGCTCGCAGCGCGGCGCTGCCCACGGTCACATAGTCCGCGCCGCCGCTCGAATATTCCTCGTCGTCGCTGAATGGGGTGCCATCGCTATGCGGGACGGATGCCGGATCGCCCACGGGCTGGTGATACCGGTCGCCGAAATGGACAAGGACCTGTGCTGCCCCGCCGTCCAGTGAAGCGGCGAATGCGCGCCACGCAAGAACCTCCTCGCGCTCGGCGAGGTCACCGTTCATGAAATCCGCGACAACCACGCCGCCGCCGTCGGTTGCGATCGGTTCCTCGATGCCGGACAGCGACGGACCCGAGGACACGACCTGACCCTCAACCCGGATATCCTGGTCGTCGAAATGGAAGATGCAGGAAATGAAGCTGCGCATCAGCTACCGAGCAGGTTCTGTTGCTGTAGGCGCTGCGGCGTCGCGTTGTAGACGGCCTTGCCGCTGACCGCGTCGAGCTGGACGGCGCGCTGCTCGGCCTGCGCGAGGATCATCGCCGCGAACTCGCGGTTCATGACCGCCCCGCGGGCGTCGACGGCGATCGTCTGGAGGACCGTCGTGCCGCCGCCGCGCGGAGAAGCCTGGGATTGGCCGAGCGGGATCACCTGGCCGCCCGTCGGCCCCATCCGGAGCAGTTCGACGCCGCCGGCAGTCTCGTTCACCCGGTGGAGGCTGCGGGGGGCTGCATAGCCACCCGAGGCGCGTCCGAAGATGGCCTTGCCGATGAACCCACCGACGCCACCACCGCCGATCAGGCCGGCGAAGGCACCTATCGTCTGCCGAGCCAGGGCCGTGGCGATTGCGTCCAACAGCGCTTCCTTGAGCGCCTGCCCGATACCCTTCGCGCCACCCTCAAATGCCGATCGGTACAGGCTCGCCAGCGAGCGGACGTTCTGCTCGCGCTCGCGCTGCAGGTAAGCTTCTGTGTCGGCCTGCGCCTTTCGCAGTGCCTGCTCGCGCTCCCAATCATCGGCGATCCTCTTGTCGTCGGCCGCGACCTGGCTTGAAATGCCGCCGGGCCGGTTGAGGATGTCATTGATGGAGGGGCGATCGATACCTTCGGCCTTGAAGGCGGCGGCGCGCCGGGCGATCTCGGCACCATCTCGATAGAGCTGGGCCGTCGAGCTCGTGATGATGCCCCGGCGTTCGAGATCCGCGATGTCCTTGAGCACGTCATAGTATTCGCGGGCGGAAGCACCCAGCGGGTCGAACGCGTTCTGTAGCTTCTTGGTCGTCGCTTCGAGCTCAGCCTGCGCTTGCTTCGCTTCCCGCTCTGCCTTCCGGGCGTCGACTGCATCTTTCTTGGCCTGGTCGGCTGCGGCCTTCTGCTGATCGAGCGTATCGATCTTCGACGAACGCAGATCGATCAGGCGACGATCGGATTCGATGTCGGCTTGGAGCTCAGCGATTTGCGCGCGCATCCGCTTCGCCTGCTCAGTACCGGCAAAGAAGTTCTGAGCCTGACGGGATGGCCCGCCCAGGCGCTCATATTGCGCTTGCAACTCGCCGAGTTTCTGGACGGATTTGGCGACCTCATCGGACCTGGCTGCGAGATCAGCGGAGGTCGCGAAGCTGCGCAGCTTCTTCTCGGCGGTAGCCGCAGCATCGCCTGTTTCCAACAGTTTGCCCGCCAGTACACCCAAGACGGACGCGCCAGCGAGCAAGGCGGCGCCCCATGGCCCCGCGAAGAATGCCGCCACGCGGCCGGCGGCGCCGCCTGTATCAGCTAGGGCATCCGCTACCTGTGGCGCCTGCTGCGCGATGATCATGAACGGGCTCTGGCCGCTGGCAAGCTGGGCTCCGACGTCCGCTATCTGGCGGCCGAGGTTGCGCTGCGCATTCGCCATGCGGGCGGTCGAGCGCTCCACATCGTTCGCGGCCTTTACGGCGCGCTTCGAAGCGTTCTCGAAATTGGCGGCCGACTTGTTGACGTTGGCGTCGTGCGAACCGGTGTTCGCGATCAGATCGACGACGACGCTATCGGCTGTGACGGACATGGGGGCGACCCTATGGCCGCCACGCTGCCCCGATTACCGCCGTCAATGACGTGTCTGGGCGGCCATTGCCTTGCGCATCCGGTCATGCCCTCCGGGCGATGCGGTCGGCTCCGCCTTCCCGTCGCTATGACGCAGGTTCCATTCAGACATCAGCGATGCATATTGCCAATAGCGAAGCGCGGTCCAATCGACGCCCATGATCGCGCAGTTGACCATCACCTCGTCTAGTCGGAGGACGTCGCTTCCCCGCTGTCGGCCGCCGGCCCCTCCGCCGGCTCGTCTTTTTTTGGCGGGTCGAAGCCCTCCACTGTCGCGCGAAGAATTGCGGCCGCGAGCGTCCAGCGCTCGACGATTGGCCGGCCGTCGACATATCGCTCGACCAGGCTGAGGGCGCGGGCGGGGCTGACCTTTATGTCCTCGCCGTTGACGAACCCTGAATTGCCGCCGATCAGCCCGAGCCGAACGACTTCTCGGCATTCGAAGGAGGAGGCGCGTCCGGCATGGGGATTGGCGACGAGCTGGCCGTCGACGACCATCAGCCCCGCTAGGACGTCACCATAGATTTCGAGGATGCCCTTGCGCCGGCGGACGCCAACATTGTCGGAGGCGCCGCATTTGTCCTCAAGTTCGAACTGCTGCGGAAGCGGGAGCGCGAAGGTGTATCGGCCGTCGGCGAAGTCGATCGTGATGTCGGTAGGGAGCGGGGTCACGCGGCCTTGGTCCAGGTCCAAGGACCATCGTTGTTGAGGGTGATCTCGCCCGTGCTGTCGCCATTCGGGTCGGCGGTCATGTTGTCGGACATGAGCATGAACGAGCCTGCGTAGGTGCCGAGCAGGACGCCAGCGTCGCTGCCGTCGGTTTGGTAGAGGCCGATCTGATAATTGCGCTTGATACCGAGGATATCCTCGAACGTCTCGATATTGTCGACGTTCGCGGCCCCTGACGCAGTGATGGTTAGGGATTTGCCGGTGGCGCGGTTCTTCCGGGATCCGGGGATCCCCGGCTTGGCACAGTCGCGACGGTACCGGTCGTTCGCGTTGACAGCCTTGTTGATCGAGACGTTCTCGATGCCGCAGATGGCCGTGAAAACCTCGGGGCTCTCGCCATCGCCGAGCTTCACGATCATGAAATCGGCTTCGGTGGGCTCGGACATTCTCTTCCTCCGGTAAGATCGGGAGGAAGCTAGGTCCCGTCAGGGGGCGCCGTTACCGCCGTCACCTCCGACTTCGTCAAGTTCTGGGTTTAAGAATGGCAACCATCTTGCGGAAGAATTCCGGATCCATCCCAGGTGGCGTGCCGTCAGGGTAGAGACGGTTCCACATTTCGTCCGATACGCAGTTTCGTAGAGCCGCCAGATATCCTTCTCGGTCGATCGCATCTGGACCGTCGAGATATGCGGAATACCTGCCGCGAGATACAAAGGGCGTGAAGCCGGCATAAGCGCCAAAGCTGTTCTTTGCGTTCACCTCGCCCTGGACGAAGCCATTCTGTTCGCAGATCCTCATGTCACGGAACTGCGCCGTTGAAGCATCCTTCAGTTTACGGCCGACGGCTTCCTTCGCCTCGGAGATTTTCGGATCCTCGCAGCCAGCGACGGCGAGCACAAGGCCGATCGCCGATATCAGAGCTAGTTTATTCAATGTCCCCGCCAGGAATAAGCCGGAACCGGCTGCGCGCCTGGTCAGCCTTCCTGTCGGCTGAGGGCGGCAGCGATGCCCGCAGGATCGCGCAGTTCACCAAATGGCCCGCCTCTTCGGCATCTCCGCCCAGCTCGGCAACGCCTTCAGCCGCATCGATGAGCTGATCGTCGGTGAGCACGCCAGCCTGCAACAGGGCGACCATCAAGGTTTCGAGGAGCAGCTCGGCTGTCGAGGGCTGGGGATCGTCCACAGCGTGGATATGCCACGGCGCGGACGGCGAGGCTATGAGAGAAAGCGCCAGGTGAAGTTCTGGACTGTGTGAAAGGCACCGGCCTCTTCCGGATCCTGGAGAAGCTGGTCACCGGTCCATGTCAGCTTTACCTTGCCACCTCCATCGAGCGGTAGGCGGGCGCCGTCGAGCGCTGCCGCGATCGCGTCGCCTATTCGGCCCGCATGATCCTCGGCGGTTTCGACCAATTTCTCGCCCCGACGCCTGCCAATGCTGAACCCATGGATGGAGACAATGCCCTCTGCACCATTCATGCAGGTCCCGCGCACGGCGCCAATAGCGGACGGCGATCCCATTCTGATGTAGGGCCACGACGTATTCGCCGGCACGATCTGCCCGAAAATGCTCGCCGCGGGTACGAGCGCCACCAGCGGAGCGTCCCCTTTCATGTGAACGAGCATGGCACGACGGACCGGGAGAGCGCGAGACCGGGCCATCAGCGCACCCGCACAATGCGAGCCACGGCGTCGCGGATCATTTGCGTGACCGCCTTGCGGTTCTTTGCTGTCGCCGGGCGCATATAGGGGCGCTCCGCCATTTTCGACGTGCCGAACTCAAGCTCCACCGCATAGGGCGCGTTCGCCGATACCTGGGCATGGAGCGGCGCGACCATGTTCGTCTCGATCGAGCGGTCGAGGACGTGAGTGTCTGCGTTGGGCGGCTCGCCCGGCGCGCTTGGCACATGGTTCTTGCCCGAGACGGCACCGGTCGTGATGGAGGTCGCCGCGTCGGTCTCGATCTTCGACCCAGCCTCGAACAGCGCTGCGCCGATCTGGCGCTGGGCTTCGGGGCTGGTGAGCCGCCGAAGCCGCGCCGCATGTTCCTTCGCGCCGCGAATCCGCGCCATCAGGCCGCGACCGTGCGCCCGATGACGAGGATGTCATAGTTCACGCCCGTCGTGCCGCCACTGTTCGCGATCTTGAGATCGTCGGTCGCGCCGGCGCCGACGGCCCAGCCCGAGCGGGACACCGCGAGATAATATTCGCCGGGCTTGATCGTGTAGGTGCCGGTCGATCCCAGCGGGCCGGGGAACGCGGCCGTGGCAGCCCCGACGACGACGTTGTTCGTGTTGCTCTCGTGCGCCTTGATGAAGATCGCCACGATCTCGGCCGCGGTAATCGTCGCTCCGAACGCGTTCGCGAGTTCGCCGGCCAGGTCAAGATCCTCCGAAGACGAGGCGCCCACCGTGCGCGTATCCGCGAAGAGGATATCGGCCTTGTTCACCGCATCGGTGCCGGGCACGAGCTGCAGCAATTCCGAGATCGGATCGATCTTGAGCTTCGGATTGCCCAAGTCCCCGGTGCCAACGAGCGTCGCGGCGATGGAAAGGGCAATTTCAGCGTTCACGCCAGCCATGATGGTTCTCCTTCACGCCGGGCGGGCCCGGCATTCCCAATAGACGGCCATGGGGTCTGTCCCCACGGACTGGATAGAAAAGAGGCCGGCGTCGGGACCCGCGAGCACCTCCACCATCGCGTCGGTGTCGAGATCGCCCTCGATCGTCGCGCGCAGGATCAGCAGGCGGACATCCTTGTCGGAATACCCCTGCTCCGACCGCATCGCCTCGGTGCATGCGTCGATCTGGGCCGAGCAGGTGCGATCGATCGGCTCGCCCGGGTCGACGATCGAACCACCGTCGTCCAGTTCGGCCTCGCCCTGGTCGATCACCTTGGCGTCGAAGAACGGACCGCCGAACGTTGCGGAGAGCCCGAGCGCAATCCCGGCGAAGGCGTCGGCGATGCTCATGGCAACGGCCAGCAGGGGCGGGCAGGGCAGCCGACCAGGCGCGCACCGCCCTTCGACCGGCGTTGCAGCAACGCGAACTCCTGCCCATAGCGCGTCGCGCCATAACCGCCGGCCGCTAACCGCGCCGCCGCGGCATCCGAAAAGGCGACGTCCATCGCACCGGAGCGGAAGCGGGTGAGGCCTGCGGGGATGTCGCCAGTGAAGCCGCCTCCGAGACCGTTCATCGCCATCTGGTGAGCGGCATAGGCCATCATGGCGGCTGCCCGGTCGCCTTCGATCCAGCAATCGGTCACGAAGCGCAGCGAATCGTCGAGCCAATATTGGATAACGGCGTCGCCGACCGCGGCGAACGCCGGGTAGCGCATCTTGAGGTCGGCGGGCGTCGGCGCGGTGTAGGCCATGGCGCCTTTTCGCAGGGGCGGGGCGGGGGCATTACCGCCGTCAATGAAAAGGGCCGCGCCCCCCCCCATTCAGGAACGCGGCCCCGATCAGCCCGATGCAGGCGGGCGATCAGCTCTGCTTGGCGATCACGCGGGTGAGGTCGGGCGCGAGGGCCTTGATCTGGTCGCGGGTGACCTTGCCGCCGGCGAGAGTCGCGACAGCATCGACCGCCGGGAGGCCGGCCGCGGTCCAATCCTCGTCCTTGGTCGGATCGAGGAGTTCGAGCGCCGTCTTCACGCTCTCATCGCTGGCGGGTTCGGTCTGCGCGTTACCGCCGGGGTGGCCGTCGCCGTCATGGTCGAACGCGGCAAGCTTTGCCTTGAGCTCTTCATTCTCCGCCAGCAGGGCGTCGACGCGCGCTTCAGCCGATTCGGCGCGTGCGAGTGCCGCCGCGAGCGCCTCGGTCGAGATGCCTTCCGCATCGGCTGCCGGCGTAACCGGTGCCTCGTTGTGGGCCTGGGCGTCCTTGCCGAATAGGAACGACGCCTTGTCCGCTGCCGCGATCTCGTCCTTGGCGATCTCAACATCGTCGCTGGTCTGGCCGGGCTCGAGCATCAGCATGGCGCCGCTGAGGAGGGCCATGCCGCGCGGGCCGGCGGCGATGTTCTTCACGATGGTCATGTCAGGTCTCCGAAAAAAGAGGCGACCCGCTACCGCGAGCCGCCCCGTGCTTGTTCAGTTCCGCGACGGCATCAGAAGCTGTCGCGATATACGATCGCCTTGGGCAGCCGGATCTCCACGCCGCCGACGTTCATGATGCCGCCGACCTCGTAGACCATGCTCCCCTTCTGGAAGGGCGGCAGGAATTGGTGCGGCCCGGGCAGGTGGAAGCGGATCACCTCGCGGCTGTTGTCATAGGCGATCAGCCGCTTGCTGTTGCCGGTGCCGGCCGTTTCCAACGCGCGGGTAGCTCGGATGGTGAGCGGCTGTCCGGTGAGCGCGGTATAGGCGTTCTTCTGCCGGATGAAGTCGAGCAGCGTGTCGGCCGTATCGCCCAGGCGGCGGCTCGCCAACTCCTGATAGGTGCTGGTCGGCAGCAGCAGCGTATTCGCGACATGCGTTTCGCCGGTGGCGGTGTGGACCGCGATCAGCGCTTCGTTGATGTCGCGGAGCACCTGCGCATCGGTCTTCGAGGCGAAGGTGCGGGCGGGGCCGGTGCCGTCGTTCGGCACCTGGGCCGAGGGGACCGATGCATTGTTGACCAGACCGGTCCAGCCCTTCTCCGACGTTGCGGCGCCGGGCGTGCGGCCCGTCATCGCGATCGACCAGAGGAACGCCTGAGCGGCTTGGTCGGCGGCCATAGCCTTGTCGCTCGACAGCGAGCGGCCGAGCCGGGCGGCGCGCTCCATCTCCTGGACCGACCATTCGTACCCGATGCCCGCCAGGTGGAAGGCATGGGTATGCTGGTTCATCAGGGTCGAGGCGTAGGGCATGTCGAACGCCTTGCCCGCCAGGAACTCGGCCTTGCCGACCTGATCCATCGAATAAAAGACGGTGCCGACGTCCCAATGATCGCCATCGGTGATGACGGTCATGAGCTGACCGAAGTCGAAGCTCGGGTACTTCCGCATGTAGACCTCGGTCTCGATGCGGTAGAGCTGCGGGGTCAGGAAAGCCCGGCCGACCTGAGCGTCGACGAGGAACTCCGCGGTCTTGTCGGCGAAGCTGGCGGCGAGCCGCGCGTCGTGTGCCTTCCATGCGGTGAGGGCGCGCTGGCGGGTCGACTCGTCGGCACCGTGCCAGGCGTTGGCATCGGTGATGATGCCGCCGGTCGCGTCTGCGAAATTGATGAACATGTGCCCGTGCTCCTTAGCGCGCGACGATCTTGGCGAGACCGCCAGAGGTGCCGCTGTTGTCGAAATCCCAGCCATCGAGACCGATGCCGCCCGAAGGCTCGAAATCGCCGTCGGCCGCGACGTGGACGCCGTTGCCCTGGGCGAAGTTCGCGCCCGACTTGACCCAGATCGGCGCGCCGCCGGTCAGGATCGGCACGTTCTCGTACTGCGGATATTCGTCCGCATCGGCCCCGGGCAGCACCGCAAGCGCCTCGTGGGCGATTGTGATGCCGAGGAACTCGTTGCCGGTGACGTCGACATAAGCCTTGTCGCCGATCGTCATCGTGCCGCCATTGGCCCAGGTGAAGGCAAGCCCGCCGCCGCTGAACGCGCTGGCGATATTGCCGCTCCCGACGAGCACGCCGTCCGGGTCGTGGACCGAATATTCGCCGGTTGCCGAGGTCTGGAGCAGGAGAAGCGTGTAGCGACCGATCTTGGCGCCAGCGCTGACGGTGGGCGCGTCGGTGACGGTGCCGGTGCCGGTGTTGCCCGCATCCTCGGAGCCGGCGGCGACGAGCGTCTGGGTGGCGGTGCAGCCGTGGTCGCCGGCGCCGCGGTACACGGCCTTTCCGAACCCGATACCGGCCGCATCCTCGCAGGTGCGGGTGATGCGGTTGCCGACTTCGCCATTGGCGATCATGCCGGGATAGGCCGGCGCCAGGTTATCGGTGTAGGTGGTCTGAACTTCAGCCATGACCCTGATCCCTTAGGAGGCGTAGCGCGAGAAGCGCGCCTGGTTGCGGACATCGGCGGCGTCGCCGAGCGAGGAGGGGGCGCCGATCGGCTGCACCTGCGGCTTGACGTCGCCGAGCGGGGCGTAGGCGGCGAAGGCGCCGGCGATCGCGTCGTCGGACATGGCCTTGGCAGCGTCGCCGAGCTTAGCCTCGACCGCGGCGCGCCGGATTTCGGCGTCGCTCTTGCCGTCGACGACAAGCTTGTCGCCCGCGATCTTCTTCGCGGCATCGATGACCTTCGCCCGGGCCTCGTCGCGCGCCTTGACCTTCGCCGGGTCGGTCGCATCGGCGAGTTGGCTCTTGAGTGCAGCGATCTCGCCGTCCTTCGCCTCGATCGAGGTCTTGAAGGCTGTGTTCTCGGTGGTCAGGGCGCCGACTTTGCCCTCGGCGTCCGTGAGCTTGCTCTGCAGCGCACCGACAGCGACCGCGACGGCCGCGCCGTCCGACAGGTCGACCTCGGAGTCGCCAATCTTAATCTTGGACATCTTCAATTCTCCGTTGGGAATCGTGCGCTCGTCGACGATGCGCAGCTCGGCACCACCGCGAGCGTGGCGGCAGAGGGCGAGGTGGTTGATCCGGATGTTGCGCATGACCCCGTCGTAGGATTGGTCCCCGAAGGTGCCGGGCGTCATGTCGAGGTCGGCCTTGTAGCTGAGGCTGAATTCCTGATGCGTGGTGGTCGCGGCCTGCACGCCGTCGGCGTCCATCACCATGATCGGGAGGCGGAGGAACTCGCCGTCGCGCAGAACTTCGCCGCCGGTATCTCCAACCGCGAGACGCTTCCAATTGGTGGCGCTGACGTCCTCGGCGGGATGATCGACGGTGATCGGGCGGTGCGCGGCGCTCTGCACTGCGTCGCGGGCGAAGACCTCGGCCTCGGGCCGGAAGATGCGATAGGGGGTGCCGTCGGGCTTGGGAGCCTGGCCTATCTCATGCGGTAGATAGTCCTGGACGTTGTTCGCCCTGGCCACCCGGGCCACCGCGAGCAGGTGCCCCTCCCGCGTGATGCGGGCCGGTCCGTCCAAAATGGCGCGATCTGTGAACAGCATGCGGCATTGGATGCCGCGCGGGGCGTGCTATCGTTACCGCCGTCAACGAATGGGCGACCTATTAGATCTCGCGTGGACGCGTTAGAAGCGCGGCGATCCAGTCCAGCAAGGCGATGAACGCGGCACAGAACGCCAACTTCCCGATAAGAGCGAGCATCATTCACCCTCCGCCAGCGCGGCGTCGATCATGGCGGTGTACATCTCCCACGCCGCATGCTTCTTCTGATCGGGCTGGCCACTCCATACGGAGCCAAGCGCTGACCGCCAACCGCTTTCGCTGGCTTCAACCATCGCTTCGCTCGGTCGGCGGATCGCGGTGAGGACGGCGCGGACGCGCTCAGCATATCTTTGCTTCGTCTCATCTGATTGCTCGTGAAGCGGATTGAACGACACGCCTGGATTTGCGCTGGCGGTATCCAATTCCCACAGCGCCCGCGCGGCGCGCTCGAGCGGGGTCATATTAGCCACGAACAGATCCTCTCTTTGCCATAAAAACAGCATCCTCGGGTGGCCAGCCCTTGTTGAGCCGGGAGAACACGCGGTGCGCAGGTATGCCTGCCTCGGCAGCCCATTCTGTGACGGTCATCGTTCTGCCTCGGATCGAGAGGGCGCGTGAGGTTCGACGATTGCGAGCCTGCTCGGCCCCCGTCGACCATTTTACATTTCCTGGCTCATATGCGCCATCATTGTTGATCCTGTCGAGCGAGTGCGCCTTGCTTGGCCGCAATCCCATATCGCTCAAAAACGCCTCAAAGCTGTTGCGCCATCGATCGCAAACGACGATTCCACGGGCCCCATATTGAGGATAGCCGCCATCATCCGGATTATGACAGCGCGCCTTCATCGTTGCCCAGATGACATATTCCGTAGTTCGCTGGCCCTTCCGTGCATGGCCGTGCGTGGCTTGTCCGACCAGCTTTTCAACGTGCTTTTCGTGCCGATAGCACCCACATGATGTCGCATCACCCGTGACCAAGCCACGGGCCCTAATTACCTTTTCTACCCCGCAATCGCATCTGACCTTGGCGGCCAACGCTGCAAAGCCGCTCTCGGAAACGATCCGAGGGGCTTCGGAGATGACGGTGAGACGACCGAAGCGCGTGACGCCGCGCAGAACTTCCATTAAGGGCTTCACCCTAGCCATATCGCTACTCCAATAGCGGTTTGGTTAGGCCCGGATCGACGCTCCAACGTCGTTTCGGGCCGACATAATAGGTAGCAGATTCCGCCGTCAGTCGAAAGTTAAAACGGCGGATTTCCTGCACCCGCACCAAGGAGGGATGCCCGGCATGTCGTCGGCCGCGATCTGATCTGATCCGTCGACCTCCTGCCGGGTTTCCAGCCCGTAGAGATGGCCGTTGCGCGCCTGATGCCACTTCCGCGCGTGCACCTTGCCGCTATGCCGATACTTGAACTGCCTGATCCCGGCGTCGTGCATGCGCTCGCTGTCTAGGCCCGAGGCGAGCTTGGCGAGCTGGTCCGACGCGATGAGCTGCGATCGACGCCGCGACATGCCGACCGCGTCACGGATTTGCGCTGCGACCTCGCGCGCCGGCTTGCGTGCTTGCAGCCCGGCGAACACCGCCGACGATATGCGCTGACGGGTCTGGTCGCTCACATTCTTGATGAGCGCGGTGTTCCACGCGAGCGTCTCACCGACGGTGGTGGGGGTGCCCGATGCGTAGAGGATCGTCTCGATATCGACGCCTGTCGCGCTGAGCACGGCGCCGCGCCACTGGTCGCGATGCCAGCGATCTGTGCGGAACGTCCAGTCGCGCAGTTCGGGGATGATGTCGAGGATGAGCCGGGTCAGTTCATCGCCGAGGATGCGGAACAGGTCGCCGAGATCCGAAGCGCTGTCCCGAATAGCATCGCGGATCGGCAGGGATCGCTCATATTCCGCCATGATCCGCGGTATCGCCGCCTCCCATGCCGCGCAGACACGGGCGTAGCTCGACCGGTACAGGTCGTTCGCCAGCATCTGCGGCGGCCGGATATCGCGGATTACGATCTGCTTGCGGCGCGGGTTGCGCGTGCGACGGACCAGGGCGGCGAGGCTGTAGGCCACCGCTTACGCCTCTGTGACCTTGCGCTTCCAATCCAGATCGAGCGGCTCGAACAACTCGGGCCCAAGCAGAAGGCGTCCGGTGAAAGGTTTGATCGCGTCAAGATCGAGGCCGGCCGGCGCCTCATAGGTCAGCGTGACATGCGGCTGATAGTCGCCGTAATCGTGGCTCCCGCCGGCGCGCACCATGGATTCATGCCGCCACGACAGCTCGGACGAGGCAAACAGCAACACGACGGCATTCTCGCCCAGGCGCTCGACGGCGCGCGGACCGCCGGGCTTGACGGTGATCTCGCCCTTCTCGTTCTCGTTCCAGCTTTCGCCCAGCTTGATTGGATCGACCGGCGAGCGCGAATAGAGCACAGTGACGTGCATGTCGGCGGCGGGTAGCGTCGAGGTGAATCCGACCGATTTTGCCCAGGCGATCAGTTCGTGCGCATTCAGGAGCTTCCGTTGGACATAAAGCGGGCGGGGCTTCGCGTCGGTGAAGAAGCGGGCTGCATCACCCGCCACCACGGTCGTGCGCGGCTGCCCCGCAATCGCGCTGGGGTCGTTGGCCAGGTCAGCCGCCGTCGGCTCGGCCATGCTTCCAAACCGCTCCGCCTCGGGCACCTCCTCGAGCGCCTGGTCTAGGCCGGGGATATATTCCCGCTCGGTGAGCAGGTTCTGGACGCCCTTGTTGAACGCCTCATCCGGGATCGCGCCTGTGTTCATGAGCGCGGTGACGGCATCCATGGTCGTCTTGAACGTGTCCGCCTCTTCCTTTTCGGTGGGCGTCCAAAGCGGCGCGAACTTCCAGGTCACCTCATCGGGTTGCGACACGCCCGCCGACCGGAGCAGGATGGGATCGATCTGGTTGAGGCACGGCTTGGTTTCGAGGTTCTGCCCCGACGCCACAGCCCGGTTCCAGTTGTCGGTGTCGTGCTGGCCGGTCGAGTTCATGCCGGCGGGCGAGCGACCCATCAGACGGGTGAACGGGATATCGGAGACGGCCGCGACGCGCTGGTCGAAGGCGTCCATCACGGCAGGGATGCCGGTCCAGGTGACCTGATAATCGGTGACCGTCTCGCCAGCATCGCCGTTGGCACCGGCCGAGCGGAAGACGGTGGCGTTGAGGATACCCTCACCCTCGGCGATGAGCCCGACGCGCTTGGCGATCCGGTCTTCGTCCATGCTGTCGAGGTCGGGAATGCCGATGCGCAGCAGCTTCGCCTTGCGGACGAGGGCGGCGAACCAGCCTTGCGTTTCGTCGGCCCGCTGGACCTCCGTATAGACCCGGAGCAGACGGCTATCGCCCCAGAAGGCGTCCTCGTCCGATACGGTGCCGCCGGCCGGGATCGGCTCGCCACGGAAGCACACGACACGGCTCGGGTGGATGGAGGTCCGTTCGCCGTTGCTGGATACCTCCCACATCGTGGGGGCGCCGTAGTCGGGACTGGCGAGATCGCGGATCCAGTTGCGCCCACTGATCTGCCACCGGCTCACGACATTGACGGCGACGAGGCCGCCTTGGGCGATCTGTTCGGGCTTCAGCGGCTGTGCATGGTCGCCCGCTGTGATGAGGATCAGCGCGCCACCGCCGATGCCGCGCAGCACCTCGGCCTGCTTGACCTTCGCCTGAAGTCCGAGCCGGGCCTCCTCGGCCTCGATCAGCGCGATATCGTCCTTCGACGCCTGCCAGTCGCGCCATTCGCGCACCCGATCGTCCGCCGGGATAGCGATAACCTTCCGCAACATCCCCGACGACATGTAGGCGACGAGGGCGAGCTGGTGCGTGAAGACGTTCGGAAGCGCGGTCGCGCCGCGGTTGAAGGGATTGAGCCCGGCGACGGCGCCGATGGCGGTGCGAAGGCTGTCGGTGATCCAGGCCATTGGGCGGGTATGGCGGTGCACGCCGGGCGCTTTTACCGCCGTCACGGCATGCGAGAAGGGCCGCCCCGAAGGACGGCCCCGATGGCGGCATTGCCCGCCCGATCATCACGACCTCCATCGGCTTATCTGGTGGCGGGGGCGGGATTCGAACCCGCGACCTTCGCGTTATGAGCGCGACGAGCTACCGGACTGCTCTACCCCACGTCGATGGGAGGAACCTGCCGGGCCCTACGCGCATCCGTTACCGCCGTCACGAAAAGACGGCCGAGGTTTCCCCCGGCCGCCCGTTCAACAGGAGAGGATGCCTGAAAGGCGGGACAAGCATCCCCTTTCCGCCCAGGATGTATTACCGCCGTCAGTTCAGAGACGTATTCGTCTCGATTTTCACACCTTGAAGATGATAGCCTTGCGTTGCGATATTGTTCAGGCACTCATCGGTATTGACGCCGATCCTCGAATGTTCGCCGCGCTCCATCCCAATTGTCGAATGGTGCGTCCACACGCCATGATCTTTCGGGAGATTGGCCCCGGTCTCATCTGGCGTGAAGCCATATATCCCACCCTTGCCGGCAAAAATATAAATCTGCATATCGCTCCTCGCATCAACACCCGATTGTTTCGAGTTGTTAATAAATCGGATCTCCGGGGCCGGGTTGCTACCTCGTGTTTCGAGATGAACGAGGTTCATCGCTGCGTGTGACAATTTTGCCTCAGATCAGTGCATCGATATTGTACGTCGACCCGCCGAGCATCAACTCGGTGAGCGCCCAGACGAGCGCGTCCATACGATCCGGCGAATCAGATCCCTGATAGCCTGCCGTCGTCGTCATCGTCATCTGCTCCTCGAGGTCGGCAAAGGTGCCGACATGATGGACCTTCCCCTGCTCGTACAACGCGGCGACCGGCTCGGCGCGGATGATCTTGCCGCGGGATGCTGTCACTAGCTTGACGGGTAGGTTCTGGTCGGCGGTGCGGATCACCGCCTCGACCATCGCGCCGCCGAAATTGCGCTCGGCCACGACACGGTCGGCGCCATAGAGCTTGGCGGCCCGATCGACCACCCGGGCCCAGCCATCGGGAGAAAGACGGCAGGACCGATCGGCGAGGACATAGCCATGCCCGTCGGTCCCCAGCGCCGCGACGACGATGCCCTGACGATCGCCGCCGGTGCCGTCCGAGCCGGAAGGGTCGACGCCGACGACCACACGGCGCAGCGGCGGGGTTTCGGCGCGGCGCAGGGTGTCGATGCCCGGGATCAGCTTTCCATCCTCGGCGGTGCGGTCGGATTGCGACCAGAGCGCGCCGGGCACCTCCGACAGATATTTACCGTCGCGGAAGCGCTGACGTTGCTTGTCGGGCAGACCGTCGAGCTCCTCGTGATATTCCGGCGGCAGATGCGGGTTGTCCGCCGGGTTCATCACGACGAAGGCCCGGCTGCCGGGCTCGATCGGCATACCGTTCTCCGGCCGGACCTTCTCGACGAACTCGCGATAGGTGTAATGGCCGCGCCCGGTGGGATTGAGGTCGTAGAACGCCTTGAGCGGCAGGCGCGATCCGTCCTTGCGGAAACTGGCCTGCGCCAGACGGGTGCGGAGCGTCAGGACGCTCGCATAGGGCACCTGACTGCTCTCGTTCACATAGATGGTGGCGAACTCTTTGCCGAGGATCTTCTCGACACGCTTTTCATCGTCCAAGCCGCCGAGCCACACCTCCGAACCATTGTCGAAGGTCACATATTGGTCGGTTTTGTTGAGCGTATAGCGGACGTCGGGGAAGCAGAGCCGCATCATCTTCGGCCAGGTGTCCAGCATGACCGACTGGCGGACGTCGATATTGTGCAGGCGGGCGATCAGGTGACGGCTATCTGCCGCTTGCAGCGCGCGCTCGGCGACCAACTCGCAGAAACCGAAGGTCTTTCCCGATCGCGAGCCGCCATAGGCGAGGATGTGGCGGGCATCGCCGGCGGCCGCGTCCGCCTGCACCTGCTGCTTTTCGGTGCGCTGAAACGATGCGGTCGGGATGCCGGCGAGCTGCCGGTCGCGGTCCTCTTTCCCGACCTGTGACGCGGCGATCCGGCGAGCGCGCTCCGCCTCGTCGGCCGCCGCCTGCTCCGCCTCGACGATGGCGCGGAGGCCCCGGATCAGGCGGGATCGGTTGGGCGATTCCTTCAGGATCGCGAGCGCTTCCATAGATCAGGCTATCTGGGAGAGGAGCTGCTGCGCGAGGCCGGGCGTCTTCGCGATCATGTCGAGGATGAGCTTCATCTGCTCGTCGGAGAGCTCGCGCTGGGTGCGGTCTATCACGAGCCCGTTCAGCTTGGCCGCGTCCATCAGGGCGGCGCGGGCAACCGACAGGCCAGGGCCGCCCGCCATCTTCTCGCCCTTGTCGGCGATCGCCAGCAGTCGCTTGGTGACCGATTCGACGGTGATCTCGGTGCGCTTGGCCGCGCCTCGCTGCAGTTCGACGATGCGCGCGCGCACGCTCTCATTTGTGCTCAGGCGATGCGCATTGCCGCGATGTGGCTTGAAGCCCGCGGCGGCATAGGCAGCGTCAACCGACATGCCAGCGGCGCGATGCTGGGCGAACTTCTCCCACCGGGCGTTCTTCAGCGGTCCGTGCATGCCGGTTTCTGCTCCTGCCAAGCTATACCCGCCTCACGGCCATCTGGCGCGGTCCAGCGATAGCAGGACGAGGACTCGTCGATCCGAATATCGGCACGATCGCCGCCGTGCTGGTCGACGAAACGGTTCATGCTATCCAGCGCCGCCTTCTGCTCCGGTTTCATCGCCCCTTCCTCCGCTCCGGCTTGCTCTCGACCGTGACGATCGTCCCGTCCCGCACGACCGCCTTGTGCCCCGTTTTCATGATCACCTTGCCGCCGCCCATATCGTCGGCGAGCGCCATGGCCGGCGACAGGATCTCCGCGTCGAGCTTCTCGATGTCGACGCCCTTCACCCGCTCGAGATAGCGGACCCGGGCGTGATCGCTGACGCGCATCGGCCGGGTCGGGCGGGGCGGGGTGAACCCGTGCATGTCTTCCTCCAACACAAGGTTCATCTGGGCGCGGGGCGGGATGTTGCCCCAATCGAAAACGCGGGTCGGGCGCAGCCGGCGGCCGGCGACATAGTCCGACCGGCGCGAGCCCCGGAGCTCCTGCCGGCGGATGCGCTCGCCATGCTCGGCCAGCCAGTTCGTGCGGGCCGCCTTCAGGTGGATCCGACCCATCGCCTCGTCCTCGGCGATCTGCTCGATGATCCAGCGCCGGATGCACCGCCAGTTGGTGCGGAAATGCTCGTCCAGACCCTCCCAACCCATGCGGACATAGACCTCGCGGAAGTCCGCCGGTCGGGGGCGATAGGGGCGCAGCAGGCCGGTGTCCGGCGTGCGCTTGCGCCGGACTTTCGCGGATGACCTGCTCATCACCTTCTCCCCCCGCCGGCGTAGCGGTTCGCCTGCTCGAACAGCGCGTCGCGATGGTCCAATGCGGTTTCGGCGCGCGCTCTCCCCTTGCGGAGGGACGCCTCGATGAAAGCGATTGGCTCGACCGCTCGCTCAACCTGTGCCCGTGAGATCGCCTCGGCTGTCGCGGTCTGGCCGAAGTCCCTCGACCAGCGGCCGACGAGCGCGCCGGGATCGCCTTTGGCATGGGAGCGGAGATATCCCTTGGCTGTGTCCCAGAATGCCTTGTCGAGATCGACCTCCGGCGGCTCATCGCCGCCCGTTACGTTAGTAACGGAATCTGGCTTCTGGCTTCTAATATGGCCATGGCCCGGCTCTGGCAGGGCCAATTCGCCATCATTGAAATCATTGCTTTTTTTCTCAACTTCGTGCTTTTTACGCGCACCTTTCAATCCGTTTTCAGACAGTTTTCGCGACGTTTTCGCGTAGTTTTCGAGCTCTTTTTCGGCGCGATCGTTGGTGATTGACCCATCGTCGAGCACCCGGATCTTGCCCTTCGCAACGAGCATTTCGCGCAGCGTTGACCACTTGCGGAGCGAGCATCCCATGTACCCGGCGATCAGCCTGTCATTGCCCGGGATGGGGCCGCCCCGGTCATAGATCATGTCGAGGAGCGTCTGATATGCGCCGCGCTCTTCGAGCGACAGCGACATGAAGCCGGCGAGGGCGTCGCTGTGATAGCGCTTATGGTAGGGCTGGGCGCTCATCCCCGCACCGCCTGGTAGGCGCCGTGGAAGTGCCCCTGTGTTGCTCCTGTGCGCCCGTTGCGGCGCTTGGCGAGGATGAACTCAATCACGCCCTCGCATTTGTCGAGAGCGTCGGCCCACTTGGCACGGGCGTCGATGTCAGCCTCATCCGGTTCGGACTGTCTGAGGTAATATTCGTGCCGATAGAAGAACAGGACCTTGTCAGCGTCCTGCTCGATCTGGCCGCTGTCGCGCAGGTCGGAGAGGAGCGGGCGCTTGTCCTGACGCTTCTCGACCTCGCGACTGAGCTGCGCGAGCGCAAAGACCGCGACGTCCTGGTCCTTGGCAGTGGATTTGAGGCCCCGGCTGACCTCCGACACCGTCTCGTAGATCGATTTTCCGCGATGGTCGGCGGTGACGAGCTGTAGATAATCCACAATGACGAGACCGAGCTTGGTACCGCGGGCGGCGAATCGTCGCTTCCAGCGTCGCACGATCATGGAGAGGCGGCCGATCGTCAGGGAGCCGGCGTCGACGACCTGGAACGGCAGGTCGGACATATGCTCGCGAGACCGGCATATCTGCCGGCGCTGGGCATCGTCGAGCTTGTCGTTGACGATGTCATCGAACGGGATGTCGACACCTTTGCCATAGCATAGATCGGCCGCCATGCGCTGCGCGAGCTCAAGCGACGACATCTCCAGGCTGATGAAGAGGACACCGGTTCCGCGCGCGGCCGCACCGAGGCCGTAGGAGATCGCGACGGCGGTCTTTCCCATGCCAGGGCGCCCGGCGCCTATCGTGAGCGATTTCGGCGCCAGTGGTCCCAGCAGCCGGTCGAGTTGGGGGACGACGCCACATGTGGCACCGATGACCGGCTTGCCGAAGCCGTTGATAAGCTCGTCCATGCAGTCAAGCCCCGAGGGTTGGTGGAGCGTATCGGCGGTGGCAGAGGCGGCGTAGATCGCGGCATCCGCCGCATCGACGATCTCAGGCAGCGTCGTGGTCGACATGCCGGCGAGCGCGATACTCTGCTGGATGCCTGCGATGAAGCTGCGACGTCGGGATAGATCGGCGACCTGCTCGGCGAACGCCTTCGCGCCGAGGACCGCAACACCGGTACCGGAAAGCTGTGCGAGATAGCCGGCGCCACCCAGGCCGGACAGGCGCTCGTCGCCATCGAAATGCGGGCGAAGCGTGATTGCGTTGGCTGGCTTGCCGCGCCCGACCTCTAGCATGATCGCGGAGAAGATGTCGGCCATCAGCGAATCGCCGAAATCCTCGGACTTCACGATATCGGCCACCTGGTCGACGAGCCGGTTGTCGAACATGAGCGCACTGACGAGCGCCGCTTCGGCCTCGAAATTGAAAAGGGTCTCGGAGACCTCGGAGATCGGATGCACCTGCGCGCTCATCGCCGTGCATCCAGGGCGATAAAGGCCTCGCGCCATTCCGCATATGCCCGGGCCATGGTGATGTGGAAATCCTTGTCGACAAGCTTTTCGGGGTCTGCGGAGAAGGCGCGGGCGAGGGAGGCGTATCGCTCCCAGAGAGCCTCGACGTCCTTCACCGGGAAGAGGGCGATCGTCACCGCATGGCCCTCCGCTGCTCCGGGGTGAGTTGCTGGAACAGGACATTGCCGGCGCGCCATGGCGGGAGGATGCGCTCGAGATCGAGCTGATAGTCCAGGATTCCGAGCGCCTCAGCACCATCGAGGGAGAGCGCGCCTGATCGGGTCCGCGGCACAGGGAGGCTAAGCTCCTTGCAACGCCTTAGCGCCATATCCTTGAGGTCGGCGCTCTTCGTTGCGCGCGGCATCTTGCCGATGAAATGGCGGCGCCAAGCGGTCATCAGCACCGCATGCCGGCGGATACCTTTCGCCTCGGCGAGGCTTTCGACATGCTCGGCGAGGCCGTGCAACGTCACCTGCACCATCGGATCGTTGGCGCGGGCGAAATGCTGCATGTTCGCCGGCTGTTCATAGGCGATAACGTCGATGTCGCCGAGCCGGTGTAGGTCGACGATGTTCTGTTGAAGGCGCAGATAGCCCCGGGCGCGGTAATTCATGCTGTCGGCGAGATGCCAGACGCCGGCTGTTGGGCGCTCGTCACCGTCGGCGAAGAGCGCCCAGCCAGTGGCCGTGAGCGAGATGTCCAGGGCCAGGACCCGCATCAGTTCACCGTGTGGAGGTCGAAGCCTTCGCGATCGGCGACCGGCATGGTGGGCGCATCGTCGTCGTCCATCTGGTCGACGAGATCGCGCGAGATGCCGACGCCGCCTTCCTTCATCAGGCCGTAGAGCGAGCGCAGATAGTCGTCGCGCTTCTCCTCCGACATCGTGCGGAGCTTGTTGAAGTCCTTCGCCGCCGCCTTGTTGACGTGGCATTCCTTCTCCACGACCTTCCACGCCGCGCTGAGATTGCCGCGCGATTCGGCGTTGCTCTCCAGTTCGGGCTCGATGTCGTTCCGCATGACGCGGATCGCCCGCTTGAAATCGGGCTTCTTGATCTCTTGGACGTCGTCGTCCTTCTTCCGTCGTGCCATTGCTGGCTCCTCTGAGGTGGTGCTGGCGGGCCCGGCCAGCGCGGGTTTCACGATCGGGTTGTGGCGGCACACCGGGCGCACGCGACGGGAGAAGCCGGCCATCAGGCGGCCGCCTCGAACTTGCCCGTCTCGTTGCCCCAGCAATCCCAGCCTAGTCGGGTGGAGCGGGCGAACAATTCGACGTAGGGGCCGTCGTAGAGCGCCTCGACGTCGGCATGCATCTGGTCGGGCTTCCGGCTATGCTCGCGGATCGGAGCGACGATCAGGTTGCGGATCGATCGCGATCGGACCGGCGGATTGCCGATTGTGCCGAGAAGGTAGAACTCCGCCGCAGAGCGAAAGCAGTATCCGGTGCCGAACGCCCATTTTTCGCCGGTCGTCGATTGCTTCGCCCAGGCGCCGGCGGATTTGAATGTGAAGCCCCATGCGGCCATGAGCCGCACGGCATCAGGCAGCATCGGGGCGGTCGCCCACATGAACAGGGCGCAGTCCTGAGCCGCCAGATGCGAGACGGGGAGCGCGGCGATGTCGTCTGTCGACATGCAGGCATAGTGCGCAACAGGGTTCTTCGCCTCGCCAGCAGCGGAAAAGTTGCGGAAATACCATGGCGGGTCCGCGAGGATGGCGCCATAGCCGAACATGCGGAGGTCACCGAAGGGCCAGGTCATGCACGCCCCCGGATGATCCGGAGCAGGCCGGTCGGGACGTTCGTACCGGCTGCCGAGAAGCTCCCCACCGGCAGGTCGCGCCACTCGCCCTCAAGCTCGCGGTGATCGTAGTGGGCGGTTGCCGGGAGGATCGACACGAGTGTCCCGCCAGGCTTGAGAAAGCCCAGCGCATGGCGGACATGCTTGATGTAGTGGCGTCCATAGAAGGGCGGGTTCATCACGACCCGGTCGAAATCGGGCGTGGCGGGCTGCTCGAGGAAATTGCCGGTGACGACGCTATGTCCCTTCGCCCGCGCCTGCGCAGCGCGACCGGGGTGATATTCGAAGCCGAGCGAGCGATAGCCGCGCGCGGCTATCTCATCCAGAATGCGACCGTCGCCGCACGAAGGTTCGAGGATCCGCAGGTCCGGCCGCTGTCCCGAATATTGCTGTCGGCTCCACACGCTCGCGAAATCCAGCGCGGCGTCGACGACCTCAGGCGGCGACCAATAGAATTGCAGGTCCTTGGAAACGGCGGTGCTGGCGGTGGGCTTGACGTTCTCGTCCTCGGCGTCGGGCAGCACCTCGCCATAGAACTCGGCGAGTGCGCGGTTGATGTCGACCAGGGCCCATTTCTCGAAAAACACATGGGCGTTACCGTTGGCAAAGCGGCGCACCATGATCCCGCGGTCGGCAGCCTGGAACTGCTCGTCGTCAGCACCGGGCCGGTATCGAAGAATCGTCCGACCATTCAGGAAGGCATCCGAGCCGGCCTTATGCTGCTCGTCGATATCGAGCATCTCCGCCCATTCAAGGCGGGGCAGGCCCTGATAAGTGGCGAGCGCGTTGGCGACGTCCTGAAACCGCTCCCTTCCCCAGTTCGAGGAGTAACTACCCCAACTCGAAAGGATGATCCGCTTGGGCAGGCCCTTGACGCCGATCCGCACCTTTGAATGCGATTTATAGGCTGGGTCGAGATCGGCGAAGACCTCGGCCATGCCGCGCAGGACATGATAGCGAGGCCGGACGAAGTAATCGCCGAACGTGGCTCTCACATTGTCGAGGGTGAGCGGCGGCGGGCTCGCCATTGATCGTTCCAGCAACGCCTTGTCCTTGGCGCTGGCGATCCGGTCGATCTGGAGCCGATTGTAAATTGCCTTCCAGCCTGACTTCAGGAGGTTGGCACGGAGGCGATCGGCATGGAGGTACGATTTTTCGCCCACGGGCTCGACGAAAGTGCCCTGGACGGTCGCAGCCATGCCGAGGCGCAAGAACGCGGCGTCAAAGGTGGCGATCGCCTGTTCGATATCGAGATGCTTCTGGGCATATTCGTTGATCAGGTCGACGACCGTCTGTTGGAGGGCGGGAAGGGCGCTCACGCCGCCAGCCTTCGACTATGCGCGCATCCGAGATCGCCCCGAACGCCGCAACGCGGGCACGGGTCGCGATGCAGATAGCGCTCCGCCGGCAGGTCGCCGCGAAAGCCCTCGATCGGCCGCGCCGACTCGCCCGGTCCCGCCGTCCCGACGAACAGGCGCGGGCGGCCGCGATAATATTCCGTCCAGGCCGTGGACGCGCCGGTCGCGACGATCGTCACGCGCCGCCGGTTGCCGGCCCGCTCGACGACGATAACCCCATCGGCTTCCAGGTCGAGGAACAACGGATTGACCTGCGACACGCTCGGAAGGTTGAACAGGTCGTGGATCACCGTGTTGTTCGGGCACGGTTCGCCCTTGCTCGCCGCGTCGGAGAGAAAGGCGAGCAGATCATCCATGCGGCGCTGTCGAAGCGGGGTGCGGACGATCATGCCGGAAGCCCCAGCTCGGGGCGAAGCGCGCGGGCCGCCGCCGCGGCACGAGACCGGCGAGTAGACCAGGCGGCTTGATGCGCCTCGGCCACACGCTGGCGGATATCGCGGACGGCCCCGTCGGTGATGCTGTAGGAGCCGTCGCGTTCGCGGCGGGAAAGCGGCTCGTGCTGGACGAGCGCGCCGCCGGGGCGGTGGTGATCGATATGGTGGGTGGTCATTCGCTCCTCCCGTCGATGCGCGCCAGGCGCTGGCGCCATCCGTCGAAGACCGCGCCGGCGGCCTCGATCCATTCGCGGTCCTCGACCAGCTCGTGATCCTCGAGCTTCCCGTCTTCGAGGTTCTCGGCCATCGCGACCTGGGCGCGCATGACGATCGTCATGGCCTTGCGGTCGCAGTGGTGCTCGGCGTCCAGCGGCACCAGCTTGAGCCCGAGCATCGCAAAGACGGAATTGGCGAAGCGGCCGTTCCAGCGCAGGCAGGCGCGAAGGAACGTCGTCATCGACATCTCGGAGGAGCCGTGACGATAGGCTTCCGCCATGTCGCCGCTCTTGCCGAGCTCCTGACCGAGATCAGCATAGGTCAGGCCGTCGGCGTCCTTGATGGCCTTGAGTGACAGGCCGGCCGCCTCGATCAGCTTGGATGCGGAAACGGTGCGGTAGCGGGGGTGGATGTCCGGTGCGGCCATGGCTTAGGCCGCCTTTCCATGATGCGAGCGCCCGCCTTCACCGGTCCGGAAATGCACGAGCATGTCGTAATTCTCGTCGAGGGTAAGCCTCGGCGAGATGAAGCGGAGCGGCTCGACGCGGATACCGTGGCTGTCCGATTGCACGAGGCAGCAGCCGCGCAGCATGTTGTAGAGGTGCTTCGCCATCTACCGAGCACTCCCGCTGTGGCAGGCGCCGGCCAGGAAGAGGGCGGCGAAATTGACGAAGATGAGCGCTCCGACGAACGCCCAGGTCGGGGCGATCAGCCCCCCGAGGCCAAGCAGCCAGCGCGCGGCGATGACCGACAGGGACATGGCCGCTGCGAAGAGGATGTAGGACTGGCGCGGGGTCATTGGTCGAGCCCTCCGCCGGGAGCGCTTGTGACGCCCCCGGCTTCGGCTACAGTCGTGGTGCGATCGACGACTGAAAGGGACGCAGGTGACGAACGAAGTTCAAGCTTCGCTTGTGCGGGGTTGGCAATTGAATCGGGGGATGGGCTTCGCGATCCTGACGTTTGGGGTAGATGCGCAGGGGCCGAATGGAGAGACGGGCATCGTCCCGTCGCCCAACTTCCTCCTGTCAGAGGAATATTGCCGCCAACTAGCTCAACAGCTCGTAGAGCAGGCCGACCGACTGAAAGCGGATGGTGGTTCGGCGTAAAGAATTCGCCGCCGCGGAGGATTGAAGCGCTCATATCAGCACTCCTCATGGTCGGTAGCGAGGCGGAGATGCTCGGCGGGGATGCCGCCCGGTGTGAATTCGAGCCGCACAGCCTTGCCGGTGATCAGCGCCCGCATTTTTCGGCCGCTCGGACGACGTTGACAAAACCGGTGGAGCCCCGGCTGCTGGCAGAGGACGGGGTGGCGCGTCATGCCGCTGCGCCTTCCGGTGCTTCGGACGGATATATGTCAGGGCGCAACTGGTGTCGGTCGACGCCCAATGCAGCGGCCTCCACCTTCAGGACATACTGCGGTGGGAGGGCGGCGCCCTTTTTGAGCAACTGCCAGATATTCCCTTGGGTACATCCGCAGATCTTGGCGAAGTTGGTCTGCCCGCCAGCCGCCTCAACGGCTTTGGCGAAGGCGGCGTGGGGGGTCATGAGCTTAGCCATGACGACGCTTTGTAATAGCAATCTATTGTGCTCGCAATAGACAACTTCAATAGCGGCCTATTCCGCAGTCGCTATGATCGCGCCATGGCGGAAAGCATTCAGGTTCAGCGGCTGAAAGAGGCCATGGCTGCGGCCGGTTTCGACCAGGCGCGCCTAGCCAAGGAGGCGGGCTGCACCCAGGGCGCCATCAGCCAGATACTTCTGGGGAAAACGCAGCGCTCGCGATACCTGGCAGACATTGCGAGTGCGCTCGGTGTTTCCGTGCAATGGCTCCGGGGCGATAGCGATTATGTGGGCGGCCCGACGCCGAGTGCCTCACCGGCGCGCGACGGCCAGTCTATTGCGCTGCGCCATGTCGACCTGAGCTACTCGATGGGTCCGGGGACCAATATCGATGATTATGCCGACGAGAGCTCCTTTGAGTTCGATGCGGCGCTGTTGAATCGTATAACCCGCTCGCCGGCGGACCGGCTCTTTGTAGCCAGCGGGGGAGGGGACAGCATGTTCCCCACGATCATCGACAATGACCTGGTCGTGATCGATACCGCGCAGCGCATCTTGAACATGCAGGACCGCATCTGGGCTATCAGCCTCTACGGAGCAGGGGCAATCAAGCGGCTCCGCACAGTCGGACCGGGCAGGATATTGGTCATTTCGGATAATAAAGACGTCGACAACCAGGAAGTGTCGGCGGAAGACATATATTTGCTAGGGCGGGTCATCTGGCTGGGGAGGCGGATGTGATTAAAGGGGTGGTGGGTGCGATCCTTCTTGCGGCGGCCGTGTCAGCCAACGGGCAGACTACCGTCGACGCAGTAAATCAAGTGGGCCCTGAAGCCGTGGCGACGGCCGATGCTGCGCCAGCCAACGGAAAGATTATCATCTATCGGCCCTCGTCGATCATGGGCATGGGGATTGCCTGCCCCGTGCGGTTCAAGGGCCACGAACTGGTGGAGCTCGGCCGCGGCAAATTTGCGGAGTGGGAAGTCCCCGCCGGCCGCTATATCCTGAACAATAAGACGAGCAGCGTGGAAGTTACCGTCGATGCCGGTGGATCGAGCTATGTTCGCTGCACGATCAAGCCGGGCTTTATGACGGGTCGCGCCGATCTCCAAATTGTCGATCAGGAGAGCTTTGCAGAGCACCAAGCCGACTTCGAGCGCAAGGAGATCGCGGTTCCGTCAGGATCGTAAATTTGCCGCGTCAACTGTCTCTGCTCGTTAAAGGGGCGGACTATCCTAATCGCAAACCGCGGTCTCGCGGCCAAATTCCTCGCAGGTTCGAGATCGCGACTTGCGTCCCGGGCGAGCCGCTTCAACTCGTTCTAGAGCCTGACAACCCGGCCGATCCCAACGCCATCATGATCGTCACTCAGCGCGGCATCCAGATCGGATACGTTGCGGCCGAACGCGCCCCGTTCATTGGTAAGCACATGCGCGAAGGGGCCGCCGTTCTGGCAGTGTTTCAAGAAGCAACGCAGCGAGGAGCGATCATCCGCGTTTCGCTTGATGGCAGCGTCCCCGAGCTCCCGGAGCGGCGCGAATCGCTGAACCCGCAACCGACGGATTACGACCACTATTTCAGCGACCCAATCTGGCCGGACGACTGAGCGTAATAGCAATCTATTTTTTCTGTTGACGCGGAATAATAGATAGCTATTTTCATCCTCACCGCTGATCGAGACATCCCCAGCTCGTCAGCGTCCCCAGGCGCCGCGCTCAAGCCCCCCCGAGCGCGGCGCCGCATCGAGGATGGCTCATGAACGCGCAGACGAAGATCGTCGCAGCAGATGGCTGGATCGCCCACGACGGCGGTGAATGCCCGCTGCCCTATGAGACGCTGATCCACGTTCGCTTTCGCAACGGCATCGAGGATCGCAAGGCGCACTTCGCCGGCTTCTGGGCCACCGGCCTGCGCGACGCATGGCGGCATCAGGGCCCGCGCGACTGGCATATCGTCGCGTATCGGCTCGTGCCGGTCGCTCCGGTGATCAACCTGCCGGCGCGCCATGATCGGATTGCGGCCGAGCGGGCCGCTCTGCGGAGCGTGGCCGCATGAGCGCGAAATCGCTCAAGGACGGGCTCGCCCGCTACATGGATTTAAAGGCTTTCGAGGCCAAGCGCGTCGGCAAAGAGCAGGCTGAACGGCTCCGCGCCCGGCGCGAGATTGCCAATAAGCGAGCCGCTGCCGCCATTCGTTTCTTCGAGAAACCGGAGAACTTCGAACGGTTGAAGGCGCGCGTCGAGAAGGCGGAGGGCCGGTCGTGACCCTCGCCCACATCCTCTGCACCGGCGCCATGATCACCGCCGGCATCGTCGCGGTCATCGCGATCGTCATCAGCTTCCGCGAGAGCTGGCACGAGTTCCTCGACGCGCTCGGGGAGCAGGATCGATGAGCCGGCCCGACCTCATCTACGCCGCGCCCGGCGCGTCGCTCGCGCCGGCCACGGGCTTCGACCCCGACGCCCCGATTGCCGGCTATTACCGGATGCGGTTGCGCAGCGGCGGCGTGTTCGTCGCGATCCGCATCTGGTTCGGCCAACCCCGCGACCCGCTGACCGGCGACCTGATGGACCGTTCGCTGCGCTGGCAGGCGACGGCCAATGGCAACCCGATCGACCTCGACCGGGTCTGGCCGCAGTGCGCCGCCGACCCGATCGACGAGGCCGAGGCGCGCCACCTGATCAAGCTCCAACGCTGGGGCCGCGAGACGGGCCACGCCGCGCTCGCCGACCCGACCCGCAAGCTCAATCCGCTTTCTACCCCGTTGCAATTCTAGGAGACCGCCGTGACCCGCATTGCTGCCGCCGTCGCCAATGACCCCGCGGAGAACCCGCGCGCCGTCATGGGCGGGAACCTCCCCCCGATCGACGAGCAGGTCGTCATCGACCTGGCCGAGGCGCTTGTCGCCGAAGGGCTGACCAAGCGTATCGAGGATCTGCTCGCCAGCTTCGGCCGGGCGCCGGAGATCACGTCGCCCGAGATCGCCGGCCGTTACGCCGAGATCATCAAGCAGATGGTCGCGGCGGCCAAGGCGGTCGAGGCCGAGCGCGAGAAGCTGAACCGGCCGCTGCTGACCGCACAGCGCGCGTTGAAGGGCAGGGCGGACGCCATCACCGCGCCGCTCAAGGAAGCGGAGTTGACCGCTCGCGCCCGGCTCAAGAAGTTCGACGACCACATCGCCGAACTGGAACGCCAGCGCCAGGCCGAGGCCGAGCGCATCGCGGAGCAAGAGCGGCAGAGATTGCAGGCGATCGCTGATCAGGAGGCGCAGAAGGAGCGCGATCGCCTGCAAGCCATCGAGAACGAGCGTGCCGCCGCCGAAGCGCGCGAGGCTGCGGTCGTCGAGGTCCAGGCCGAGACTGTCGAGGTCGCGGTCGAGGTGACCACCAACGCCGGCCCGATCGCCCAGGGCGATTTCGGCGCCAAGGTCTCGCGCACCACGAACTGGAAGCACGAGATCATCAGCGTCCGCCAGTTGCCCGATAGCATCCTCAAGCACGCCAAGGTCGTCGAGGCGATCGACAAGGTGATCGCGGCGCAGGTCCGCAGCGGCACGCGCGAGATGAAGGGCTGCCGGATCTTCCCCGAGACCGGGATTGCGATCCGCTGATGCGCTGTGGCGATTGCATCCACCGTCGTCCCGACGAACGGCCCGGCTACGAGGGGGCGGGGCAGTGCCGCCGCTATCCACCACAGATTCTTGGCGGATGGTCGTTTGATGGCTCCGGCGCCAATGTCATCGAGCAGCATTTCCCGTGGATGCAGGCTGATGATTGGTGCGGCGAGTTCATCCTGAAGCCCGCGTCCGATCCCGCTGAGTTTGCCGAGGTCTTCGATCCCAATCTGAGCATTGCACCTCATGACAAGGTGCTGATGGGGCAACTCGCTGACGGCACCGAGGCGCCAATGCTGTGGTGGCACAACTGGCCGGGCTGGCGAGAGGCCTTCGTCGGCAGCGCCGTCGGAGTGCGCTTGGCTCCGATCGCGTGGCGCCCGCTCACCGAAGCCGAAGACGTTTTCGACGACATCCCCTTTTGAGGAGACCCAGACCATGACCGTTTACGTCGCCTGCAAGTTCCGCTCGTCGGACGCCCGCACCTATACCTATGCATACGAAGGGGACGAGACCTTCGCCCCCGGCGATATCGTCAAAGTGCCCGACAACCGCGACCCGACCGCGTGGAAGCGCGTCGAGGTCGTGTCGGTGAGCGACCAGGCCCCGCCGTTTCCGTGCAAGCCGATCCTCGACCGCGTCGAGGATGCGCCGCTTGAGGAATTGCCGGTTTACGAGGCCGAGCCCACCGAACTCGACATCCTGGACAGCGCCGACCTCGACCGCCGCGACGACGACCCCGTCGTCCAGTTCTGAGCAAACCACCGGAGATTCTGACCGATGAACCAGATGACCACCCGTCCCGCGCGCGCTGCCGCCATGCAACGGCAGGAAAACGCGATCCAGCAGAACGTCCAGCGGATCGAGGAGGCGAGGGCCGCCGCGCCGCGCAGCGCCCTGCAGATGATGGCCGAGCGCCTCAACGTGCCGAGCACCGTCCTGAAAAGCACCCTCATGAACACCGTCTTCAAGGGCGCGAAGGATGACGAGTTCGTCGCGCTGGTGATCGTCGCCAACGAGTACCAACTCAACCCGCTGACCAAGGAAATCTACGCCTTCCCGGCGAAGGGCGGCGGCATCGTGCCATATGTCTCGGTCGATGGCTGGATCAGCATCATGAACCGCCATCCGCAGTTTGATGGGATCGAGTTCCAAGACATCCCGGACGAGAAGGGCAACCTGATCGCGATCGAGGCCGTCATCTACCGAAAGGACCGGACGCGCCCGATCAAGGTCACCGAATACCTTGGCGAGTGCAAGCGGAACACAGAGCCGTGGAATAAGAGCCCGGCACGGCAGCTACGCCACAAGGCGCTGATCCAGTGCAACCGCGTCGCCTTCGGCTTCTCGGGCCTCTACGATGAGGACGAGGCAGCGGCGATCGGTGATATTGGCCCCGCCAGCGGCCCCATGCCTATGCGCGACATCACCCCGCAGCGCGCGCCCGAGCCGCGCCAGACGTCCCGCCCGGCGATCGCCCACGATCCCGACACGGGCGAGATCGTCGAGAACGAGGAGGAGGCCGCCGCCCGCCTCGACCGCGAAGGCTATGCCGCGATGGAGGGCCGCGATCAGTCGCAGATGGGTGAGGCGCAGGCCACCATCGACGCGGCCGAGGCCATGATCGCCGAGATCGTCGCGCTGACCGAGGTCGCCGAGGTCAACGCCTTGATTCGCGACGCCGATTTCTCGCTGCTCGACGACGACCAGGCCTCGGCGGTGCGCGAGGCGGCGGCGGAGCATAGCGAGCTGATCATGCGGTCGAAGGCGGCGGGGAAGAAATGACCGTGGTAACGCGCCGCCGCCACACGATCGTGGATGTCGAACCGAACGCCAAATCGTCGGTCAGCGTTGCGCAGATTGAGCATGACGGTGAGGAGTTGATCGAGATCCAGCAGGGCGATGATGCCGTCTGGATGAGCTACGATCTTGCGCGGGCCGTCGCTGGCGCCCTGTGCGACCTCGCCGCAGCTCCGACGTTCGATGCGTAACCGCTCGCCCATTCCCCCCGCCTTCCGCGCTGCGCCGTTCGGCCCGATCGACCTGTACGCGGTCCAGCTCCGCATCTGGACGGCGAAGCTGATCGTGCGCGCGCGGCGATATCCGGAGATTTTCCATGGCTGAGAACACCAAGATCGAGTGGGCGCACCACACGTTCAATCCTTGGATCGGCTGCATGAAGGTCGGACCGGGCTGCGACCATTGCTATGCCGAGACGCTGGCAACCGCGCGCCTGGGCGTTGCTTGGGGCGCGGGCGCACCTCGCCGCCGCACAGCCGAATCGACCTGGAAGCAGCCGCGCCGCTGGAATGCCCGCGCCGCCAAGCTCGGCACCCGCTATCGCGTGTTCTGCTCAAGCCTCGCCGACGTGTTCGACAATGAGGTCGATCCCGCGTGGCGGCAGGATCTCTTCGAGCTGATCCGCACGACACCGCATCTCGACTGGCTGCTGCTGACCAAGCGGATCGGCAATGCCGTCGGCATGATCCAGCGCGACGGCGCGATCGCTGGCAATGGTCGCTGGTATGTGCCGGACAACGTCTGGCTCGGTGCGACGATCGTCAACGAGGCCGAGGCCGACCGAGATATCCCGAAGCTGCTGGCGACCAAGGCTGAGCTTGGCGTGCGGAAGGTCTTCCTGTCGATGGAGCCGCTGCTGGGGCCGGTGAATCTGACGGACATGCCGTGTGGTGCTCGCAATGCCGGGGCGCATGGCTGGTCGGCGTTATGGCGCGAAGAGCCTTTCGGACGCGGCCATCTCGACTGGATCATCGTCGGCGGCGAGAGCGGCCCCGGTGCCCGGCCGATGAATCCCGATTGGGCGCGGAGCCTGCGCGATCAGTGCGCGGCGGCGGGCGTTCCGTTCCTGTTCAAGCAGTGGGGGGAATGGGCGCCGGCACCCGAGATTATCGAAGCCAGCGGACCATCCTTCCACCGCTACGATGACGGGACCTGGCTGCAACGCGTCGGCAAGAAGCTCGCCGGCCGCCTGTTCGACGGCGTCCAGCACGACGGGGTGCCGGCATGACCAGCCAGACCGTGTCCGCCTGGAATGCCCGCTGCCCAGTCTGCTCCTACGACAACGACATGCCGCTGGAATGCCTTCGCGAGCATTGGCGGGACCTCGATTGTGGGCAGTGCGGCGAGGCGCTGCAATATCGCGGCCGACACATCGCAGACGGTGATTTCGAGATCGTCACGCGGAAGCGGCCGCCGATCCGCGTCCAGCTTCGACGCACGTCTGGCTGGCGCATGCCCGAGAACACGGTCAGCGTCGCGCGACCGGGTAGGTTCGGGAACCCGTTCACGATCTCCGCCGCGATCGAGAGCGAATATGTCACCGCCGAGCATGCGCAGGCATTCGTCGTGGAATGTTTCCGCGATTGGATGAGCGATGGTCGGCAAGGCCGCGACTGGTGGCAGGGCGAGGATTCCGATCGGCGCAAGGCGGCGATCAAGGAAGGGCTGCCCGGACTTCGCGGCAAGAACCTTGCCTGCTGGTGCCCGCTTGATCGGCCCTGCCACGCCGATGTCCTGCTCGAACTCGCGAACCGGGAGATTCCCGCATGACCACCGACCCCACCCGCGCGGCGGAGATCGTCGAAAGCCTTCAGTTCATGGCCGAACTGCAAGACGCGGGACTAACCGACGTTCATCGGGAAGTCCTTCGCTCGGCCGCCTCTCTTTTGCAGCGCCCCACCGATACCGCGAGGGCGGGGGAATCGTTCTTGGCACAATTACGGCGGGTCAGCGCCGAGCGCTACGAAGCTTGGGCGCAAGAACCTATCATGCTCTGTGAACATTGTGGATCAGATCAGCCTGAAACGCTCAACTGCGCCCCTCCCTTCCAAGTTCAACCGCACAGCTTCACTCGGCCACATCCTTATCTGACACGGAGCAACGATGCCGGTATCATGTTCGATGCCATCGAACTTGGCGGTGAAGTCGGTGAACTTCTCAATATCGTCAAAAAATTCGAACGTGAGGAACGGGGCTGGCGAGGTTCGCGAGCTGAGACAGGAGCTTTTGCAGATGAGTGTGCAGACGTTCTCATCTGTCTAGATAAGTTGGCTCGCCGCAGAAATATCGACTTAGAAGCGGCAACAATCGCCAAGTTCAACGCCACCTCTGTTAAGGTCGGCCTGCCTCAAAAGCTCGACACCCCCTCGCCTGTAACGGATGAGGCGGCACTGAGTGCGGAGGCGAAGGCGCGCCAATTGTTGGCTGCGACGATTAATCGGGAGGTATTCCCAGGAAAAGCCGAGCATCTCCTTTCCGGCAAAGACGATTTGCTATTCGATGCCCGCCCAGCGCTCGATGCAATTATCGCCGCCCTCGCATCCACCCCACAACCGGCGTCAGCGGAGACGGTGGAGCTTCGCGATACGCTCGCCAAGATGATCTACGAGTTCAAGCCAGAAACCTATTGGTTTGGTTCGGAAAGCTATCCTAAGTCGTGGGGGAGCGACAGCATTCTCCCTGCTTTTCGCGATGTGGCCTACGAGCGCGCAGATCGCATCCTCGCAGCCATCCGCCAGAGCGCGAAGGGCGGCGAGTGATGGGCTACGAGTACGACTATGCGCCCGACGAGGCCCCTGAGGTCATTGTTCTGTGGGATCGCAAGCCGACGGCCCGCAGGCCCCATCGGTGCGACCGCTGCGGAGAAGAAATCGGCTTAGGTGAACGCTACGAGAGCACCGGCGTGAAAACCGATGGCCAATTCGAGCATCTTAAGCGGCACCTCGGCGCTTATGCGTGGCCGTCGCATTGCCCGTCGCTTCGCGCGAAAGAACTCGCAGAAATTGCGGCCGACGAAGCCGCTGACCTTGCGAACAACCCATATCGCACCCCCGGAGCCGACCAATGAGCGAAGATAATGCGCCCGACGTTGCGGCGGCCGTTTACGACAAGACGGGTCGGGAGATTCTCGTCGGCGACGTGCTGAAGGTGTTTCACTTCACCGGAGCGCGTCGGAAACGTCACTTCATGTACAAGCAAGTTGTCGACCGCATCGCGATCGGCCGCTCGCGTAATGCAAACTATCTCTTCGTCAGCCATCTCGCCATGAAAGAGCGAGGACAGAAGGACGACGGCTACTATCTACCCCTGAATGGCCTCGTACTCGCTGACTACGAGATCGTTCAGGGCCTTGAGGCCAACTGGCATGACGGTCGTCCACGCGTCTCAGCCCTCCGCAATCACCTCATGGAGAAGAACGATGTCCAGTGATGAGCGGGAGCGGGCGGGGGAGTTGCTGGCAATCAGCCTTTATCCGCATCGTTCAAAGGAGGAGGCGCTCGACGAGACGTTCAGGTCCGGCCGTTTGGACGTATCTCGGTCGGGTGCCATCCGCGCCATCATCGCAGCCCTCCGAGGCGCTTCCGGCGGTGGCGCGGATGGCCTCCGCGCCATAGAGGCCGCTCGCAAGGAATGGTTCTGCAGCGGCGCCGACTGCACGGAATATGATCACGGCCGCGACGAAGGCTTCGAGCTGGCCATCGCGGCGTATAGGAAGGCCGCACCCGCAGCACCGGGCCCCGCCGACCAACCCGCAGAAAACGGAAAGTCCCCGGGCGAGGTGCGGGTGGCGTTGGAGAGGATCGAGCAGTTGGAACAGGTGCTCAGGCGCATCTCGACGGCCCAAGTTGCCTTCGATGCTCATCCAGTTGGCGTCATCGAAACGTTGAAGGATTGGGCTCGCGCCGCCCTCGCGCGCAGCGGCAAGGGGGAGGGGTGATGCGACCTGTCACGAACACCCACGATTCGGACATCCCGGCCGACCACGTCTATTTCCCCGACGAAGCCGCCGCACGCCTCAAGATGGGCAAGGCCACCCTCATGAAGCACGTCGCCAATGGCGATGTCCGCGTGATCCTTGTCGGCCTCGGGAAAAAGCGAAAGCATGTTCGCTTCGCCGAATCGGACCTCCGTGCTTTCGAGGATAGCCGTCGATGTCAGTTTACCCCCGTAAGGGCTCGCCCTTCTTCCAATACGAGTTCGAGATCCAAGGTGCTCGATTTCGAGGATCTACGAAGGAAACTACGCGGCGAGCAGCCGAGCGCGCGGAAGCGCGGATCCGGGCGCAGGCCGAGGAAAGGCTGAAATCGGGCGCGTCGCCCAAGGAGGAAGTCGTCGAGATGACGCTGGGGTCCGCCGTCACCCGCTTCTGGCTGGAGAAAGCCCAGTACGAGGGCGATAGCCAGAGCGTCTGGTATCAGATGGAGAACCTAGTCGCGGGGCTGGGCAAGAACAAGCTCCTGTCCGAGATCAGCATGTCCGACCTCGCCGAATATCAGGCGCGCCGCCGCGGTGAGAAGACGCGCTTCGGCCGACTGCCCGCCAACCAGACCATCAATGCCGAGTGCCCCGATCTCATCCGCCGCATCTTCAACCGCGCCGAGAACGCCTGGTCCGATGAGGATTCGAGGGTGAACACGGGCGCGGCGAAGAAATGGGCGGAGCTCAAGCTGCGCCGGCCGAAGCCGCGCAAGCGCGAGCTGAGCGTCCAGGAGGAGGCGCGTCTCAACGAGCACCTCCGCGAGGACTATGCCGACGTGATCGAGTTCGCGATGCTGACCGGACTTCGCCGCGCCGCGCTCCTGCTGCGCTGGTCGCAGGTCGATCTCGACGCCGGCGTCATCACCTATGAGCGCAAGTCGCTGCACGACGACGATATAGGCTTCCTGCCGATCACCGCGCGCATGCGGGTGCTGCTGCTCGCCCAGAAGGGGCGGAACGCGCACTGTGTCTGGACCTATGTCGCCAAGTCGACGCGCAATGGTCGGAAGCGGGGCAAGCGCTATCCGATCACCGAGGAGGGGCTCAAGTCGGCGATGCGGCGGGCGATCACAGGCGCCAAGATCACCGACTGGCGGGTCATCCACGACCTGCGCCATACCGCAGCCACGCGGACCCTGCGGGCGTCGAAGAACATCAAGGCGGTCCAGGGCATGCTCGGCCATTCCGACATCGCGTCGACCAGCCGCTACGCCCATGTCCTGTTGGAGGATGTGCGCGAGGCGATGGATGCAGCGAGTCCCCGCAAATCCCCCACAATCGTCAAATCCGCTAAACCGAAATCGGCCAGAAAGGCTTGA